CTTTGTTGTCTTTGCTGTCTTTGTTGTCTTTGTTGTTGCATTTCACCGCCAAACAATTGTTGTTTAACACTACGTCTTATTTCTCGTTGAGATTGACGACTGCGTTTTTGTTGTTTTGAGCCGGAACGACGTTGTTGAACTTTAGAACTACGACGACCACCGCGAGCTTTACAATGACGATGATAATATGCCATACACATATCATATGCGAGTTTATTATAACTGTTTGTGTAAACAAGCAATGGATTCATGGGTGTCGGAACAGTATCATCATCTTGATAATCACCTGTAAATCGGTTAAGATATGATGTTACAAGATTGCATGTATTTACATTATACGCATTTATATCCAATATAAATGAATTTTCGTTGTAGTTGCTCATTTGTTTAATTATATAATATATAAATATAATTTGTATTTATTTTCAAATTAAATTAATTAAATGTATAACTTTAATTACATTAATAAAAAATTGAACAAATATACTGTGTTATGATTTAAAAAATTAATGTTTTAATATATTAATATGCAATTATGGATAAAGACATAATAGAATTAATATATAATTTTAAAGATCAGGCAAAAGAAGAAAAATGGGATTTATCCGAATATAAAAAAAATGTGATTGATACTCTATTACATGTATATAGTAAATCAGATTTTCATAATAATATTATAGACCAGATGATATGCATTGTTATACCTAAATTTAATATAAATAATCGGTATGATTTAAAAATAACTAGAAGAATCTACAATAATAATATTACCGAGTTAAATAGATTATTAAATATACCTAAAAGCAGTGCTCAAAAATCAATTGAATGGAAATTAAAAAGACATAATCATATAAATGCAAGTGAAGCTAATATAGTTTTAGGGGGCTCTCGAAAATCATTACTAATATCAAAATCACATCCATTACCGGAAGTAAATAGCTCAGGATTAGCAACAGACCATGGAACTATGTTTGAGCCTATATCAAATGATATACATAGTGATAAAATTAAAAAAAAAATATATGAATTTGAAAGTATTGAGCATCCAATATATAAGTTTATAGCGGCTAGTCCAGATGGAATAACAGAAGATGGTGAATTAGTAGAATATAAAAATCCAAAATCAAGAAAAATTGTAGGTGTTCCAAAAGATGATTATTGGGTTCAAACACAATTTCAAATGGAAGTAACTAATTTAAATCGATGTCATTTCGTAGAATGTAGTTATACACATTATCTATGTGTTGAAGATTTTCTAACATCAACCGATGAATATAAAGGTGCAATCTTAGTATATTATGATTTATACCAAAAAAAACAGATAATATATAGTCCATTAAATATAACATCGGATGAATATTATTCTTGGTATAAAAATGAGAGTGAAATAATTAATAATATATCAATTGATATACATATTGAATGTTCCTGGTGGGGATTAAACAAATATAGTTGTTTTATAGTCTATCGTGATAAAAAATGGTTTAAAGAAACATTACCTATATTTCGACAATTTTGGGATGAAGTATTGCAATGTAGAGCTGACCCTAATTTAATTCCTATACATATTAAAAGAGAACGCCCAAATATATTACCTAAGATAGATACTAATTGTAAAATAGATTATGACGATTATATATAAAAATAAATATATATATTTTTTTATTTTTAAAACTACTTTTATAAATCATAAAGTAGTTTTAAATATAACAATGCTAAGACCAATATATGATTTTTTGTTTATCAGTATGTATTTGATGAGAGCTAATTAATGTATATGTAATATATTTTTCACCATTCGAATATTTTTCTTTACTTATTAAACTATAGCTCAATGATTTTAAAAATTGTCGTAAAATAGTGACAACTTTTTGAGCATCAATATTTTCTAAATATATCTTGCTTTTACACGGGAAATAATATGCATTAAGCTCATTTTTTAATTCAAGTATTTTATCAATTGTTCCCCATTTTTCAAAATCTTTTTTACGAAAACTATATTCTTCTTTAAATGTATCAATACCTATTGTTTTTAACAGTTTATTAAGAATTTCGAAATTAGGGTTTTCTTTAAATACTTGTGCCATATTTAAATTCAAATAGGGTGTATATTATAATATGTATATAATTATATTTTTAGATGTGATTATTTATATACGAATTTACTCTATCATATAGTTGTGTCTCAACTCTTGGTAATACTGCATAACATTCATGAAAAAACCTTTTAAATAGTGTTAGTAATTTAAAATCACTTGGCATTAGGTATGCAAATTCTGGTTTAATATATAAGTCACGATATTCTTTCGGAATAACCTTAAGACTTTTTTTAGGTATAACCACTATTAATTGGTATAAATTTAATGTTTTTAAATTATTAAAATATTTTTTCTCTACTAAATTATTCATATATTGTGTATTTTTACGCATTTGCTCGATACTTAGATATAGACTATATAAATTAGGAGCTACAGGAAATCGATAATGCCAAAACCAATTTTTACACCCATTAGTATAATATGCTAAAATCCATTCTAACCCTTCCAAATAATTAACAACTACATTATTTAATATTTCAGGTTCATTATCACCTAACCAATATTTATTAAATCGCTCAACCCAACCTTTATTTCCCAATTGAATAGTGTCTTTTTCTTTAATATAATATGGATAATAACCGATTAATGCCTTTTTTCTTTCATATTCTGTTAATTTAGGATTTAAATAAGGTTTCCATCTAGCAATATCGACCGATTGTTCATATAACAGTTTATTTTCATTTTTATATAATCCATGTATAATAAAACTAAGAAATTCTAAATCAATACCATTATCACATAGTAAAAATCGCCTAAATCGTTTTAAACCATTTTTATATATATCTCGCATATATTCAAATCCATCCTTTTGTATTTTAAGTATAAACAGATTTGGAATAAAATCATTACCCAATAGAAATGTCAAAAATATATAATCTTGAAAAGCATTATTTGAATGTTCATATTCTGAAATTCCAAAATCAATCATAATCTCCTTTCGCAATTCAATTACATCCATGAAGAGATATTCTATATTTTCATCAACTTTAAAAGGATAATAACACGATTCTCGAAATAAATATGTATTAGGATAACCCTTTAGCATTGTTAATATTATTAAGTCGGCATCTAGTCCATAAATTACTTTATTTTTGTCTTTATGTGTATCTTTATGGTTATTCATATGCTCTAAAAGTTTATGTTCTCCTTCTCCAGCATTATTACTATCGTCTATAATTAATTCTATATTAGGAAATATCTCTTTTAATCGAATAGCATAAAATTCTAATGCTGAATTAAGACGCTGCATAAACTTAGTTCCAGGTGTAATTGCATTAGTATCCCATATTATTTTATCTGTTGTTTTATTATATTCTTTATTTAAATTTTGAAGTAATTCAGTCTCTTTAACACTTTTATATCTTCGCTGTCTTTGTTGAACCATTTTTGCCATAGGAGCAACCCCATCAATTGCAATATAAATAGTATCAATTCTTTCAAAACCTATACTATTTATTTTGTTATTAAGAATTTCTATAACTTTTTCAATTAAATGGTATTCAATCACTATTTTTTTTGAAATATTTGTATATGTTAATGATGCCTTTGCATCATATATTATACCATTAAAATCAAAATATAATGTTATTCGGTTATTATTAAGACATTCTAATACACAATTATTATAATTTGTTGTAATATATCTGAAAAAGTATGGCACTCCCATTTTATAAATATAATCTTTTAGGAATATAATATCTTTATATTCAAATTTATCTTTAAATAAACATAATAATCAAAAATATATTGTATAAAATAATACACTTATTTTATAGATTGTTTTAGTTATTATTTTTAGATATTATCATGTATCTTTTTATAGTAAAAAATATATTTATAAAAAATTGAATGATAATAAACATATATTCATGAGAATAAATAAAAAATGAGTGGAAATAAGAGATTACTCAAAGAGTTAGCAGACCATAAAGCAAATCCAGACCCATGTATTAATATTGAAATATTAGGATATATTACGCATCTTAAATGCACAATTACTCCTAATGATGATTCTATTTATCATTTTGAAGTGGATGGAATTAAATCATCGTATACATTAGACATAGTTATAAGTAATGAGTATCCATTTGTAGAGCCCAAAGTCAGATTTAGTCCTACAATATTTCATCCAAATGTATATTCAGTAACTGGAGATATATGTTTAGATTTATTGAAAGATGCTTGGACCCCAGCACTTACCATAGTTTCACTATGTTTATCTATTTTAAGTTTAATGAACTCACCTAATACGAGTGACCCTGTAAATGCAGTAGCTGCAACTCTATATGATACTGATAAAGAGCAATATAAACAAGAGATAATTAAATGGTCTAAGTCAAGAAAATAAATACTAATTTAAGTGTAATTAGGGCTTTAAATATATTCGTTAGTATATATAACTTTATATAATGTCTATAACAATATTTAATGAAAATTGTCTTGAATATCCAACATATCTATTAATTTTGAACAATAGTAAATTAGATAAGATTACAAACAGATTATCCTATTTTTTAAAAAGAAGAATGTTAATTCAAAATAGTATATATTTAATGTTAGATAATTATGATTATACAAATAGAAATGTTGTATTTTATAATAATAGTATTAAATACAAAACTATCTATAAAAAATTTAAAATTAATGATTTATATTTATATATTCCAATTGTAGAATATGCAAAATTTTATTTAAATTATAAAATTAAATTATGCACGCGTATTGTAGAAACACTTGGCGTTCATACACTTAAATATGATTATAATGAATTTACGCAATCACAATTAAATATTACACAAAATATTAGTGCTAAAAATGTAGAATTAGATATACAAATTAAAAATGAGTCTAATAAAACCGATAATAATAATGAAGGAAAAGACTACGAAAAAGGATTATGTAGTTATTTATTCTATTCAATCGAAAATTATGAAAAAAAAATATTAGATGTATACCATGCTTTTTTAGATAAAGATGATTTTATACATGATTTTGAATTGCGTAATTTGATACATTCGCGATTAATCGGTAATTTGTTTGATTATGAGGTAAAATACGAGACAAATTTTATAGACAGTAAAGAAGTAGAGTTCGCATTAGGATTTGCTTCACAGAAAAATATTGGTATAAACCTTAAAAAAATGATAAATAAAAAACTAAATGTAAATGTTAAAATTACATTTTATAAATATGAAGAGTTAATAAATAGTGAAAATATGCAAATGGATGACAGATGTTTGCAATTAATAAAGAAAAATAATTCATTACATCTATTAACGAATTATATTGAAAAACATATAGAAAATAATAGTAGTTTTGATGTTTACTATTTTATGAAAATAGCAAAACCAGAATATTTATCCAAATTAATTAATGATGTGAATACCAAACATGACCTTAAAGATAATGGTTCTTTTTTTACTAGTTTAAAGAATACTTTATATCCATCATTATTATCATTTGATAATTTAGGATTATCAAAACTACAAGATATTTATATTATGAAATTACGTAAAAATATAGATATTGAAACAGAAAATAATAATTTAACATGTTATAATATTCGTTGTAATAAAGAGTTTTGTTCATGCAGGCGTTACAAAACCTTAAAATCAATATATTGTTATATTATTCGGGCATATAATCATGCAAATCCAGAAAATATTATAACGTATGGTTTAACGAATACAAAACTGTTTTCAACGTCAATACATTATATTATTATGAATTTAAAGCATTTTACAAGCTATGAGATGTTTATAACTTATGTTAGTAAATTAATAAATGATTTACGAAATAAAATAGAAACAACAAAGGATGAAAAAAAAACTATATTTGATGTTCAAACTTTAGATAAAGTGCATCATGATAATTCTTCAATTGAAAATAGTGATAGTGATAATGCGCACGATAATAATGCGACTGATGATAATGCAGTGGATGATAATTCAATGTTAGTCCTTACATAGTATGACAACGAAAGCGCAGAAGTAAAATATCAAATAATAAAAGGGTTAACCTGATTAAAATGTCTAGATAGCGAACATAAAAAGTAATTGAAAATGGTAATCAGATACTTATTTTTCAATATATTGAAAAACTATATAATATTATTTATTTATTAAAATATCAAAATTTTTTTATTTACTATAAATATAATGAATAAAAAAAAACTATATAATAAGAGATCAAGAGGAACAAAATTAAATGCAAATGGTAAAAGAAAAATTAGTAAAGTTAGGAAAATACTATCTGGTGGTAAAATCATTGACTTTAATGACTTGGAAGAATATTCCTTATTAAATAGGGATAAATTAGATAAAGCTTTAAGGGAACAACTATTAGAGGACCCATCACAAAGTGAGCTTGCCCAACGATTGATAGAACAATATGGTGAGTTAATTGGTGATATATGGCAGGCTGAAGAGCTTTGCGAAATTTGCGAAACATCATTCGAAAATCTTGAAACGCGTTTTCAAGAATTATTTAAAAAAAAACAAGGTATAGCAATTAAACCTACCCCGGAACAATTAGAAGCAATAGAACAAATGAGATTATGGAATATTACACTTCGCGAACGTCAAGTGAAAGAAGGAATTCCCTCCGGCCAAGGGCGCCTCACATTTGCAGGTAAGGACCTACAACAACCTGGACAAACAGATGCTAATACTTTAACATTATTATTACCACATGAAACCTTACCCAGTGATGATTAGAACAAAATATTTCTTCATGTGGTAATCGTATAAAATATACAAAAAATATGTAAATCTATAATAATATATTTTTTCTATATTTGATATTAACCCGTCATACAACAACTTAAATGTAATGCGTTTATTTATCATTAATTTAAAATGCGTAAACTTTCTTATTTGATATACATTAGTCTTATAGATGATTGTTGTTTTAACAACATAACAAATTAAATTTTTATTTAGCATGTAGTAATATATTTATTGAGATTTATAGATTATATAATAAAATATAAATGCGATTACTATCTAATTTAACTATTAAAAATAGTATTAAATAAATAGTGAAAATACGGTGTTAAGATAATAATTATATGGTACTAACTTCTAGAAAAGGTGACAATGGTTGTATTGTAAGAGATGATATCAATTCAAAAAAAGTTCAATCTAAAGTAAGACAACAATATCAATTAATAAAATAGCAAAATGAAATTGAAATTAGCCGTCAATGCGAATTGATTGAAGAGTTATCAAATGAAATGATGAAGATGGTAAAGGAATGTTTTTTAACAGGTAAATATTTAGATATGTATATGAATGAAGAAGATAATCACGATACACTAACTGAAGATGAATTGAATAAAATAGAAGAGAGCAATTGAATTATCATCATTTAGTTAAATAATATATATTTGATAAATTGGAATAAATTTTTATATTATACTATTTCTAGTATATTATAATAATTATGAAATTGTCAAATTTAGAGAATCTAAATTTTTTAATTGCTGTAGGCAAGACCACCCATACCACTCATGATACGAAGAACGTTGTAGTTAGTGGCATAAACACGAACACTGCAAGAGCGAGAGACACCAGCAGAGCGAACAGCGCGTTGAGTAAGGGTAAGTTGAAGAGTAGCGTTGTCGATACGAGACATGTTGCAGGTGCCAGAAGGTTGGTGCTCTTCGGGTTTAAGACCGAATGAGTAAACATTGATACCGGTAGCGGGGCAGTTGCTGTGGTGTTGGTAAGGTTGGACAAGGTTAAAGTAGCGGCCATCACGTTCAGAGAATCTGTCGTGTCCGTTAAGTTGAAGCTTGCAAGAGGCAACTGGGTTGTCACCGCGGTCAAGAACAGCGGTAGTATCAGCAAGACCTTGAAAGAGATTGTTAGATTGAGCCAAGTTAAAACTGGAGTTGTTTTGAACAGCACTGAATCCTTGTTGAATAGTTTGGCTGATATTTCCAGTAATGGAATTAACTTGAACACTGGTGGCAAGACCGCCGTTATCAGAGCCAGTTAAACCATCACCGAGAGGGCTTCCGGGGGTGCCAGAAAGAGCAGAGCTATCGAGAGCATCAGTGTAGTTAAACCATTGAAGACCACCAACAGCTTTAGTTGTAGCATTGTTGGTAACATGGGCATCAGGTTGAACAACCCAGACAAGTTCCTTGACGGGGTGGTTAAAGTTCAATTTGATTTTGTTAGCAGTAGAGGAGACAGATTCATCACCAGTGAATTGTAATTGTTCGATGAGGTATTCGTGAGAAACTTGAGCAAAACGTCTGCGCTCATCAGTGTCAAGGTAGACATAATCAACATAGAGAGAAGCAGCAGAAAGAGATGGAACAACGACATTGCCATCACTCCAAGTGCAACCAGCAGCATCACGGAATTCGATGTTAATCTTGACTTCGTGATATTGAAGAGCGATAAGAGGAAGAGCAAGACCGGGGTTTCTGCAGAACCAGAACTCAAGAGGGATATAAAGAGTAACGGCAGGCATGGTTGCACTAGTATCAGCAGAGCCGAAGGCAAACAAAGAGTCATCACTGGTGCCTTGGGAGTTGAGATTAGCAGTGCCGTTAATGGGTTGAACAAGACGGGGAACATTTCCGACCATGGAAGCATAACCGGCAGCGTGACCGGCAGTTTGAGTAAGCTCATTCCAGATGTGAAGCCAGTCACCATAGTGACGGTCAATGCGTTGACCACCGATTTCAACTTCAACCATCTTGACCATAACGTGGCCAACCCAGTTGAGCCAACGAAATCTTTGACCAGCGGCACAAGATACACTGGGAAGAGTAACTTGAAGGTAAACACGGGAAATAAGATCACCGTTACGAGAGATTGTGCAGGTAACTTTGCGACCCCAATCAGCAGCACCATTAAAAGTTTGTTCTATAGATTCCATAGAAAAGTTAGTGTGTCTGCGGTACATTACTTTCCAAAAAGTTATTTGAGGATTTCCAGTAAGATAGATGTCCTGAGCACCATATGCGACAAGTTGCATTAAACCACCACCCATTTTTGTTTTATATAATATAGTCAAGAAAAAAATTTATGCAAAACGCAATTAATATTAAATTTTATTAAAAATTTCCTGGATATCAATGTCATTTACAAGAGCGCGACTTTTTTTAAATTCGAAAACACTGTCAGATATGTGCTTGAATTTCCAACCTTCTTTTATCATACTATATATAAAAGAAATTTTAATTAAATCTAATATTAATTTTTGATGTGACTTTTTTACAGTATTTTGCATTACGATAGACCAATTATATTCTCTTATCAAAAATCAATTATATCATTTTAACGAAAATGATTAAATTGAAAATTATTGCGTATAAATTCAAAATTCTATTAAAAATAGATAAAATAATTATATTTAAAAAGAACTACGATAATATTGAATATATATAAACTATAGTAATATCATAATATGTTACTATTTAAGGACAAAACTAATAATAAGAAAAATGCAAACAATTCACATGTAAATATTGATAATAAACATCAAGAACTTATACGAAAATTCAATGAAAATAAAACTCGTAAAGTAGAATTAAATAAAGAGCAACACGATATTCAAAATCAGTTAAAAAAATTGGAAGCTATACCTAATCAAAATATATCAGATGAACAATTAAATCAAAAATTTGATTTAAAGGAAAGAATTATTGATATAGAAAGGGAACTTTCAAGTATGTCCACAATTGAAGACCCGCAATTATACTTTTTAAATACAGGACATATTTTGTTTCAATATTATAATATGTGTAATGAGCCCGTGTCAATTCAAGATGTTGATAAGCCAGCATTTATTTCAGATAAAAGTCCATTATCTAAATCTATTTTAGATTTCTTTAAAAATGATGATGATAATATATTAAATGAAAAAATGGCATTTTGTAATCAAAATCCTAAATTAGTAAATCAGAAAACAAGAAAAATATTAACAAAAACAGAAATGATGGACAAATATATGAATTATGTTGATACGCGGTTTATTTCAGATAAAAATAAGGAAGATGATATTGAAATATGTCGTAAATGTAATGCACAAAAATATTTCATAAACGCTGAAGGAGTTATGATATGTCAAAAATGTGGAGCGCAAGAATATGTTCTTATTGATTGTGATAAACCAAGTTATAAAGAGCCTCCCAAAGAAATTGCGTATTTTGCTTATAAACGGATTAACCACTTTAATAGTTGGAGTGGAACAGTAGGAGTATATTGTCTAATGGTTTGGACAATAATAAAATCTTGGGAAACCATCATTTATCTAAATATGACCAAATTTAGAATAAATGCCATAACCTACTAGTGAGATATAACTATCTTGCGACACTATCAAATTGCTGGGACTTCCTTATAGCCTATTTTACAATAATATTTCTAGTGATAGAATATTAAATGTCAAAATAAATAGGATTGGATAATCAGCAGCCAACAACTTATTACTACTATTATGGTAGAATAAGTCAGGGGTTCACAGACTAAACGGTAGTGGGTTTTGTATATATAATACATACTATACAATGCTTAAGATATAGTCGACTATATGTAGAAATGCATATAATAAACGCAACGAATGGGTCAGTCAATTTCAGGGTAAAGAATCAACCGATATACCAAAAGATGTATATGATAAAATACTTGATGAGATTAAGAAAGAGCGTATTACTAATTTAACTGTTATTGATCCAAGTAAAATACGCGAAATATTACGAAAATTAAATCTTAATAAATATTATGAGCATATACCTCATATAATTAATCATATCAATGGTATACCCGCACCACATATAACAAAAAATCAAGAAGAAACATTACGAGTTATGTTTAAAGAAATACAGATACCTTTTATAAAATATTGTCCAACAGAACGTCAAAATTTTTTGTCATATGGTTATGTATTACATAAATTTTGTCAATTGTTAGAGCTTGACCATTTACTTCCATGCTTTCCTTTATTAAAATCTAGAGAAAAATTACAACAACAAGATATAATTTGGGAAAAAATTTGTATCGACCTTGGTTGGGAATTTTATAGATCAATATAAACATGATAGCATAGATTTACTAAAACTAATTATAGATAATACATCAATAATTAGTTTTACATCTTTTAATCATTTAAATTATAATAGATGCATTGAAATTTACATTTTTATTTTCATCAGGATAACCAATAGGGTTACATAAAAACGGTATTTCATTTATATTAACATTCGAAGGTGTATGGGTATGACCATAAAACCAACATTTTATTTTATGTCCTTTATTTTTAATCAGTGTATCCATATCAGAATAAAACCATTGATTATATGGTTGCATTTCGTCTGTTTTATATTTTTCATCTATTAATGAATATGAAGGCACATGATGTGTTATAACTATACAATTATCGTTGTTTTGTAATGTATTTTCTAAAAAATCAATACATTCGGCATTCAAACAATTATATTGTGCACAATTAAAATGAGGTATTTGATATACATCATTTATTTCATAACATGGATTTGTGATTTTCGACCATAATATTGTTCCAATAAAACATAAATTTTCATAAATTTCATAATTATTATTTAAAAAGCTAATATTATTATATTTTTGAAAATATAGAGTCATAAACTCATTTGTTTGTTGTATTCTCTTTTTTTTGTTATAATATTCATGATTACCTGGAATAACAAATGTTTTTTTGAAATTTTTACTTATAAACTGCATAAAAATATGATAAGTGCTTTGATACGGGTTACCAATATCTCCTGCTAATACACATATTTCATTAATACCAGATGGTATTTTACTAATAAATTCGTGTATTTTATTAGGTTTAATAAATTCTAAATGTAAATCAGAAAAATACCTAATATGGTTTTTTTGCATATTAAATAATATATAAAGTTATTATGTATCATTCCATAAATATCAATTTTTAATATTTAAATATTTAATTATAAATAATGTATTTGTTAAATCTAAACAATATATTGTTTTTATAGACTTAATAAATATTTTATTGTATCAACATAGATTACGGGGATGGAGGATACAACTGAACATCACCTATAATGTTATTACGAGCGATTACTGAATTTTTTGAGCCATCAAGATTTAAATTAATAATTAATGAATTTGACCTTCCTTCTAGTGAATTATTATAAGTAGGAGCCCCATTCATTCGAGACATTCCTGTGTCTATTCTATAAATATGACTATCACATGTGGATGTAGGTAAAGTTATACATTGGTCTACAGTGCCATCATGATTTGTCCTATTCCACTGTAATCTAGTGCGAGGTATTGTGCTATCATTTGCGGATTTTTGGTCAAGACATGTTGCCTGCATAGTATGTCCGATCACTAAATTATAGTTTGGATTTCCAAATTTTTGGGTAAACAAATCAATTGTATTTGTGCATAGTCTATTATTGCGGATTGGACAAGAATTTGGTGTATATCTCGGGTCACCTTGATGCCGAAACCAAGTAATAGAGTTTTGATTTGCGTCAGAAATATATCGTCTTAAACGCGCCATATCAAGGCCCGGCGTCCCTAAAAGAAATTGTCTAAACATTGTATTAATATCATCTAACTCGTGTATGTTATTAATATCGCTTAATGTATTTGCGTATAGACCACCATGACAAAAAATAAAATCACCAACGACTACAATTACTTTTAATATGCAGGCAAGTTTTGTTGCTAATTCGCCAGTTCCAACTGTAAGTAAATGTCTTCTCATTGGATAGTCTGGACCACCAAATAAAGTGATATCCATAGGATGTACATAACCATTTTCTATTGCGTGATGATAATTATCTTCCAAATATTCCATAACATTTGATACTTCATGATTTCCACAGCATAGTAACACTCTGCTTTTACCGAATCGACCACTTTGAGCTTGTACGTTTAAATCTGCTAAAAACTTTAAAATAATTATTTCGTCTCCTTCTTCACCAAAAGGTTCATTAAACACTACGGGTTTGGGCTGGCTTATTGTTATAGGCATGCCTGCTCTATTAATTATATCATATGGGACATAATTCGCTAATCCAGTATCAATATTATCAGGCCGTATACCAACTGATGATAACATATTTAAATTTCTCCCTTTATCAAAAATATCTCCTGTTTGAACAAGAAATGTATCTATTGCTTGCCATTGTCCATTGATATTAATAACCTCTGCATGTAATAAGATAGAAAAAACAGCTTCCAAATCACCATGTATATCACCGATAGCGACAATTCTAGTTGGTAAGTCATTGGGCTCTGTAAAAATTGCTCTATTATCAAAACAAGGAATGCTGCCGACATAAGCGTCTAAATTATCTGGATTTAATTGATTCTCTGCACGAAGTCTTTCCATTATTAAGTATATAATAATTATTTATTTTAATAAATAGATAAAATATAAAAAATATTTCTATAATTGCAATGATTTTTAGTTATAATGTATATCGTAACATTATTAATATTTATTTATTAACAATTTGAAGGACTAAAAAATGTTTGAATATTAAATTGACGAGTTTTTAATTCTTCTTTTGATTTTTTAATTACTTTTCTAATTGGGCCTGTCTCATTTGGATGTTCTTTATTTATTGTAAAATCTATTGCATTAATATCCGGTTTACTACTATGTGCTAAATCTTGTTTATTTCTTTCAATTATTTCTTTTTCTAAATCTTCATAATACCGAATAACTTTAGGATGACATCGTATTCTATTTGGGTCAAAATTTAAAATGCATAATCCAGCTAGACTTCTTACGCGACTTAATGCTACATATACTTGACCATAACCACCACTTCCTACAAATATATTATTTCCGATATCGATAATTGCTAATTCTATTGTCATTCCTTGTGAGCGATGTATAGTGCAACCATATCCTAATATAAGAGGTATCCCTACTGCTTTTACAAGCATACCATTTTCTTCAATATCCCATGTGTATGGATTAATAACTCGAACTTTTCCATTTAAGAATGTTACTATAGGAAATCCCTTTTCATCAAAATCGGTAATTATGCCTTTACTTCCATTTACTAATCCATCATCAATACATAAATTTACAACAAGAATAACCTGCAAATCTTTACATAATTCAATATTTTTAGGAATGGGTGTTTGTGAAAGAACCTTTTGTTCTAAAATTTCGACATTATATATTCTCTCATCAGAATTACCCATAGGCTCTACACTAATATTTAATGAAAACATATGTGTCTGATGTTTTTGTTTAAGATTTTCTAAAAATGAATTATTTACACAGTTTGCCTTATCTCTTGTTGGATATAGTTGAGTTGGTAGAATACCGTTTTTATTATCAAGTGCTTTTTTAAATCGCGACATTAAAACACTGCTTGTCTCTTGGTCCGATACACCTAATCTTATTTTCTGCAATGTTTCTATAAATTCTAAATCAGATTGTCGATGTATCTGTTTAAAATATACTGTATAAATATTTGCATCTTTCCATTCAGGTGTTTCAAAGCAGTAGTCCATAGTATGTAAAAGATGCTGCTCTAATATAGGAGATAATTGACAGAAATCTCCGCTAAATATCATTTGTATACCTCCAAATGGAAGTGTATTTTTTCGTATAAATTGAGCTAATTTATTTAATAATCGTAAAGTTCTAGGAGTCATCATTGATATTTCGTCTATAATAAGTGTTTTAAGCTCTTTCCATCTATTCTTAATATATTTTCTTTTTGATATTGTTTCTATAATTCGGTTTTCATCTGATTTACTTACACCAATCCCTGAAAATGAATGTATCGTTGTACCGCCAATAAGAAGAGCGCTCGACCCAGTAAGGCTTGTAATACCTATAAATCGTTTAAAATCTTCTCTATATTTATTTTTAGCATAATCAATATAGTGCTCTAATACATATGATTTTCCAGTTCCACCACCCCCTGTTAAAAATACATTTTGGCCTTGTTTCATACGCGATATTGCGTCTTTTTGGTCATTATCTAGATTTTCCATTATTTTGATTATTTCAGATTATCTTTAAAATTTTTTTAACTAAATGTTTTAAAGATAAAAACAAATCAATTTTTTATGATTATATTATTTATTAATTATTAATTGTAAAATCAACAAGTTGATTTGAATTATTTATAAATATTACTATGGATATTACAAAGTATATAATTATAGATATTAAAATGGATTAAAATATAAAAGCATATACTTATTAAAAAGTATAATGACAAATAATAAATTAAATTCTAAATTAAAAGATATTGTATTAAATTATGACGAATATAATTATGTCAGGATATTAGATAAAAAAACAAATAAAGCAATTGAAATTATTGAGCGATTAAATCTAAAAAATATATATATATATTTTTTTGAAAAATCTGATTATGAAACTATTATATTTTATAATAAATCAAATAAAGTATATCGTATAATTGTCCGTTTTGATAAATCAAGCACCGATTTCTATATGATAAACGAGTTTTTAGATTTAAAAATGAAAGAATATTTTAATATTGATAATATAATAGTATATAATAAATTAGCACACATTGAAATCAGCGCATATGATTTCAATTATTTTGATTTTATAAAAAAAATTGATGCATAAGATTCTATAGCTTTTATAGCTTTGTGCAGTAATTGTCATTAGTTCCCTTTGTAGGAGATTTGATGTTTCTATCTTTTAACCACACATTTTCATCTTCAAAAAGACTACTAAATTGTTTTATTAAATTAGGAGTGCTTAATTGCTCATCATAAAATGTTCTAGGTATAAACCTATATTCTATTATTGGATTAGGGCATTTAGAATACTCTCTATAGTATCCCATAACTATCATTATAATACCAAATAGAAGTAATAATAGAACGATAGATTTCATATATTATTTTAAAACATTAAATTTATTAACATTTTGTTATTCATAGTGCATATTTAGATAAATTTAATGTTTTAAAATAATTTATATTTTCAATATAAGTGTTTCAGTATTTTTATTTATTTTTAATAAATTTTCTTTGACTTTCAATTTCAATTTACCTAAATATGAATCTCCACCAAAGGAATTTAATACTTTATTTTCTAATTGACAAAAGAAAAAATGTTCATATCTAGATGTATTTATGTATATAAGTATTAACACTAAAAATGGAATAAAATATATCATATTAAGATCATCTTTAAAATGTAAAGAAATTAATAAAAATAATAGAACAATAGCGACATTGTTAATCATTAAATATATATATATTTTATATATTTAATAATTGATTTGCAGACTTCTAAATTAGATATATGGGTTTATGCTTATTAATCAAAAAAACTATCATTGATGGTCATTAAACATCTCAAATAATACATTGTAAAGCATTTTAGTATACTAAATAATTCAATTATAATCATAACCTATAATTGGATACGGATAAGTCTTTAAATATTGAAACTAGGGTCATAGTTGAATTACACCCCAGTTTCAATTTCTAAAAATGTGCCATATACTCTAGTTATGTGCATTCTCTTTGTAAGATAAAGCAAAAAATCAGTTTTTTCAAACCTATCAGACAACTCAGTCATAACACTATATTGTCGTCCAACACTAGAGGACAAACATACAAACCTAAAACAGATTTAATACATTCATAATTATATATAACATTATTTTTTTAAGTATTAATAAAATAATGTTATTTAATAATTAAATATATATATTTAAAAATAATTATATAGTTATATTTAATAAATGTTAAATTATTATTACATAATTAGTTTTTTAGGATTATGGCACCTATTATTTTTAGGATTTTGTAGGTTAATAACGCATAGCCTTAGTAAAAATATTGTTCATTTTATCCATGCTTTAATATTTGTATTTTATTACAATACAAATTATGACAAATCGTATCTAATTGATTTAAGTTCTAGTTTTTACATATATGACCTATTTTATATTATTTCACAGATTATGCATTTAAAATATAGCATATACGCACAAGGTCCATTTGTTGTACATCATATAATAGCAATATATGGATTGCATCTTTGTTCTTTAGATATTTTGTCTGAATTAGTTTTAAAAATATATTATATTTTGGAAAATTCAAATTTTATGTTATACATTGCATATCATGTAAACAAGACATGCAAAAAGGATACATATTTTGTCAAATTTGTAGAGTTACTACAATATTTATGGTACACTTATTTCAGAGTTGTGTATTTTACATTATTTATATTTAGCAATATAACGACAATATGCGCTCATGAAAATATAGTATCACATATTGTTTTAATAATATTATATTCAATGGGTTTATTTTGGAGTTATAAACTATTTATCAAAAATACGGAAAATTTATCATTAATTGCAAAAGAAATAAAGCCTAAGGTTGAATAGAATAATATTTAGATAAATTATTTTATCAAAATATAATTTTTTTAAATTATTAAATTAAAGCATTGTTGCTCCAGCCATTCCTCCTAATTGAGGAAATCCTACCATATTAGCACCCAAGCCAAAGCCTGCACCTTGACGAGCAGCATAACTTATGGATGGAGAAAACATATCTAAAATTGCAAAAACAGCGGCAGCAGTTAAAGCAATTAATAATATTTCTTCAACATTTAAACGATTTTTGCCAATTAAATAACAGGCAATTGCAGTGGCTCCACCTTCAACTAAATATTTAGTTGTCCTTTTTACCATTTCTTGAATATCGGTTGCTGGATTCTCAAGTGATGACATTTTAATTCTTTATATTTCAAAAAGAGAAAAAAAATATAGAAATTATATTATTAAATAGTAATTATTACTTAAAGAATGCGACCATTTATATTAAATATATAATGGGTGATTCTGTAGAAGATTTTTTGGAAGTTGATAGTGCAGTTCCAGGTCAAGCATATGGTGTGTTTTCATTTTTAAGTCCTGAAAATGTTCTTAAAAAAAAAGAAGTATATGTTATGTCTGAATTTCTTAAATCCATTTGTGACAATAGTGAATTTTTAAAAAATAACTTAACCGGTAATGATAAACTAAAACTCAACTATACTACAACAAAGGAGTTGTATGATGACTTTATCTTTAAAAAAGAAGAGGAGCTCGAGAATAAATTTCATGAATTGGAAGATTACAGAACCACTGTGCGCGGATTTAAAGCTAGAGGTAATTATGCCACTCAGCGTGAAGCAGAAGTTAGAGCAAAAGTATTGCAAAGACTATATAAAAATGATAATATTTTTGTAGGACCTATTGGGTATTGGTGTCCTTGGGACCCTAATCCAGAGCGAATTGAAAATCAAGAGTATTTAGAACCAGAATTAAATACACTTATGCAGAAATACAAAGATAATAGCACAAAAAGAGATATGTTTTATCAGCAACAAAAAGATGAGCAAATCAGAGCAAAATCAGAAGAGAGAATAAATAGAGAAAAAGGAGAAAAGGAAGTGAAAGAAGTAAAAGAATTAAAAGAAACCGATAATTCACATAATATTGTGAATACTATGAATACACTAGAAGATAAAGATCCTTGGATGAAACAAAAAGAGGGTGATAATAAGTAATAAATATATAGAGGTGTTTATCGTTTTTAAATAAATTGTAAGTTTAGAGTAAATAATATATATAATTATTAATTATAATATATATATATACTATTTTCATATGGATAAAGTAAATAATTTGGTTAGACAAATAAAAACATTACAAGATATGCAATCATTATTTAAATATAGTAAAGAATCTAGCAAATTTGTTAAAGGACTGCGTGTAGAAGTTTATAATAAAATGGATAATGGTTATTCATATACACTTAGTAAAAATATTGGTGAAATAGACAATCCCGAATTTGCACCTTATTTTACCCCAGGAGAAATGCTTGAGATGGGTGTATTTGAAGGAAAATACTTAAATGATTGTATTCTTGAATTTCCAAGGGAATGGTATGAAGATGCAATCAAATCGGGGTCACTTAGTCCAGAAATGGCTGATATTGAATGTAACTGTTTCTATATAAAAAGTCGTATGTCTAGAGGTGAATGGTTAAATAAAGGTTGGATACCTCAAATTCCAGGAGACCCTGATAATAGAGGTTGGTTTCAATGGTATTGTCGATATTATATAGGTAGAAGGATACCAGAATTAGATAATATTCAAATTAAACGATGGAAAGCATTTAAAAGGCATTATGGTCAAGTTCGTAAAAATTGTAATGATATAAATTGTCGTCCAAAGCAAAGACAAGCATTACTTCAATGGGGATATGACGCATTTGTTACAAATAATATAGAATGATTTGTAACTATTTCTGAAATAGCAAAATAGAAAAATACATATAATTGTTTCTATTTTTTTATTTTCCAAAATTAGTTTTATTACCATTAAAAGCACTTATATTAATAGAAAGTTTTGAAGAGGGTGATTCTGCACATGAAAAATTAAGTTCAGAAGAAGCAATTTTGACAGGAGGATTGGGCAAACGGATCAAAGTCATTTTATATAATATATTAACAATTTATTCTTTAAATAAAAACGATGAATATTATTCTTAATATTTATTATTTAAGTTATTTACAATTGATCCGATTTGTTATATACATTTAATACTCGAGCACTAGGGTCTTTCGTATCGCCAGACCATTTAGGTAACCAATAATAGGGGATTGTGCTACCTCGACCTGGATAATACTCTTCAAATACCTTACGATAATAATAACTCTCTTTTAGAAACGGAGGATTAACATCAAAACTATTTTTTTGTTCTTCAAATTCGCTATCTGTCACAATTTCATTTATATGCTCTTGAATAATTTGATACCAAGATTTTTCAGTGCTACTTACACCATCACTAAATGCTTCCTTTTTACGCCAGAGAATTTCATCAGGCAAAAGACCTGTGCCATCAAATGCCTTTCTAATAAACCATTTTTCCATACCATCCTTTGGCACTTTCCATTCAACTGGAACTCTCATATATTCTGTTAAAAATTCTTTATCTAAAAAAGGAACACGCACTTCTAATCCATTACTAGCCGTAGCTTTATCACATCGTAAACAATCAAAATAGCATAAATCTTGTAAAAGTCGCACACATTCATCTTGAAAATCGTTGTTACACGGAGAATTATGAAAATACATGTAACTTCCACTGGCTTCATCACTTCCTTCACCACTGAAAACGACTACAATATCCGTATTATCTTTTATATATTTAGAAAGTAAATACATTGGAGTGCTGGCCCTTACTGTAGTAGTATCATATGTTTCAGTTTGTTGTATGACAGTTCTTATAGCCGATAACATATCTTCAGCAGTTACTATAACTTCATGATGAATAGAACCAATATGCTTTGCAACAACCCGAGCTTTAATAAGGTCAGTGCTTCCATCCATACCAATTGAAAATGAATGAATAGGATTGGGAGCATTATGTTTTGCAACTAATGCTCCAACAATACTACTATCAAATCCTCCACTTAAAAATACACCGAATGGTCTCTCAAACATAAAACGCTTGAATACCGCATCCTCAAAAAGTATACGCATTTTACTGAGTTGTTGCTCAAGTGTAAGGTCATTGGGTTCAATTCTAGAATAACTATAATGATAATATGGAACTGGTTTATCACTATCTAAATCAAGATAGTGTCCGGGCTTAAATTGCTCAATAGATGTTATAAAATCGGATAATCCTTTCATTTCACTGCATACAGCAACATTCCCATCGATATCACTACCAATATATAAGGACCTGACACCAATAGGGTCTCTTGCTATAAATATTTTATCATTTAATCTGTCATATAATACAAAAGCAAAATAACCACTTATCAATTCAAGAGTTTTTTGAATTCCAAATAGTTTATATAGATGTAAAATTACCTCACAATCGCTATGACTATTTGTTTTAATATTATATTTTGTTTCTAAATCAATATGATTATAGATTTCTCCGTTGCATATTAAAATATAATCATCCAATATTAAAGGTTGATTTCCATTTTCACTAATATCATTAATAGATAAACGATGAAATCCCATAAATATCTTATCATCAAAACTTCTATATTGAGTATTATCGGGACCTCTATGTTTTATTTTATTACAGTTATGGATTAACAAATCACGCCAATCACTTATTTTTTTATTTCTAATAGAAATGAAAGCGAATATACCACACATAGCTTATAATAATTATATTATAACTTATGTATTATTCAATTTTTTATATTAATATTTAAAAAATATATAACCAAATTAATAAATAATACAAAAAATTGAACAGAATACTCTCTATGTATAATAATATATAATTATATAAATTAGACTAAAAATGTCTACTACATCTATTCAAAACTTAATTTTAGAAGAGAAATACTATCCACGTAGCCGAGTAGAAGTTGCTAATATTGATTTATCATTTATTAATGAAGTTTGCTATTCAGATATGCTTCGTGATGCTATGAATGCAGTGGTATTATCGCAATTCAACCCGGAAATTATCAAAAATGAAATCGACGTCTGGAATTACTTATCTTCGTATGACCCGCCCGTATCGGAGGGATTTATGTTTAGTCGTGGAGATAAGGTTATAAGTTGTATTCAATCAAATATGCAAGATGGTCATTCCGGTAATACAATGGCAATGACGATGCGCGAGCTTCAACTACTAGCAAAAATAGGATTCTCTAAATATCGTGAAGCATATATCAAATAACGCATCATTCTATTGCAACTGTATTTTTGTTTTTTTTAATTTTTTATTTAAGTATTCTGTCATTACTAGGGTTTATTAGCATATGTATAAAATATATATTTTATAAATAAATTATATATTTTATAAATCTGACCTATATTTTATATTCCTTCGATTTTTTGGTCATATCTTAATTGGTTATTAAGTATCTCTGCATATCTTTGTTCATCATACGATTGTAATATAATTGTTTTAGGGATTCCGGTTGCCATATTTGTAACTTCCCATTGAAGTTTATTTCCAACATTTGGAGAATTTTCATTGAAAATAGTTACAACATCTCCATCATTAATTACGGCATTTGGCAATATTTTAAATGTTAAACCAGATAAATCACCAGGGTCAACTGTATTCGATACGCACCATTGCGATGAATTTGAAATTCGTAATCTTCTTCTTTGAACTGCCGTTAGAGTAAAAGGATATGAAATGCTCTGATTTGTGGGTGCGTATGTTGTATTTTGGTTAAGCGTATTTTTATTTGAAGCTATTTCAAGAACATCAAAAGTAGCACTATTGTTATTTTGAAATACGAAATAACAATCCAAAGAATAACCAAGAGAAAACTTATTGCTGAATTTCATTTCCAAATATGTTCCCAACACAGGGGTCCAACCTTGATTATAAACCATACTATTATTCATATCTACTACAAATCTTGGTTTTATATATTTAGTCATAGCTAATGAAGATGATATACTATACACAATATCTGATAAATAATTAGCGGTTCCGTATGAACTTGCAACTGGATTTACATCTATCATATTATTGCTATTTTGGTCATATGATTCATAGAAATATGCCTTAGCTGGATTAATATTCAACATAAAATTATTGACACTAGACAAAGACCCTTTTATCAAAAGTCTGAAAAATGAGTTGCTTCCTAATTTTATATTATATGAATTAACCTTTGTTGATACTTTATTAAGAATGTCATCATCACTTGTTTCGTAATTAAAATATCCAAACTTTTCAAAAATAGCGGATACTGGTACTATTGTTGTTGCACTTCCACCGTATTTATAAATAAGCTTAATGTCGGATAAAAATGAGCTGGCATAAACAAATATACCAAACCATCCAAGTGTTTTATTACTAACAGTTTCTGCATTAATTCTAATTTTTAATCCTCTGTATAATACAAAGTCTGTTGATTGTGTCTTTGTAATATTTAACAATACTACTGAATATGATTGAGATTTTACAACTGTATCATCTACGAGTGATGCATCGTTTTGACCAATAAATACATCTTTCGCACTTGAAAAGGAAAATACACTATTAGTTACACTTTCATATGGGATTTCATTATTATCAATATTGACTGTGTGTAAAACTAAAACTTTAGTGCCACTATATAATATTGATGAAAATTTATTATTAAATACAATTGGAAATCCGGGTTTAAAATTTATAAGATATGATTGACCTTGACTCATTGACACCAAAAAGCAATATTTACCATTTATAACATTAATTTCTGATGTAGAAAACCCACCCGGTGAACTGGGTAAACTAATAGTATGATTTAAGTTTTTCGATAATGGTCCAGTGTTTGTTGGACTTGCAGGGACATCATAATCATTAAGAATTGTATTGTAATGTCCTGTAAAATCTTCAATGATATAACTTATTGTTCCATAACCGGAATTAACCATAGTCAACAATTTATTATTAGTATTTAGTGGTAAATTAACGAAATATTGAGATATTGTTCTATTACTATAATTCAAGATAAAATCATCAGCGATATTGGTAGATGGGCTCAATTTATTAGTAAATACCGATTTACCTCCAGTATTAATTAATACACCAGCTGTGCTATCAAAAATTGAATAATTATCTGGAACTATTTTTACTCTAAAACAAGCTTTAAGAACATTGCTCAATGTTACTGGTTCAAATGTATCATTAGTTGATGCTAATCCTGAACCGTTAGTCATATCTAAATTATATGGATAACCACGAACATTATTTAATTTAATAGTTGGGAGAGAACCACCGAATATAGATGAAAGGTAAATATCAGAATTAGCTGAAATATTATTTATAACTCGTTCAATACGAATATAGGAGTTATTGTCTGACCTATATGATGCTACATTAATATTTAGTTTATCAGGTATTGTATTAATAATAAATTCTAAGGGTTGAACTTGAGTACTAACTGTATTTTCAGACTGATAAATCAATCTTGCACATAAATCGATTAAATTGTGGCTAAATGTTAATACAAAACCTGCTTTAGATTGGGTTAAATTTTCAGTAATAACATCGTCTGTTCTTACACTCAAAGAACCATTTGCACTGCGGGATAATAATCCACTACCGACAAGAACATCTACACTATTGCTGACATTTGCGTTTCTAAATAATTGATAGGATGCGGACCTATACACTTTAATAGAAAAACCTTCACTATATTGTTGAGTTTTATCCATATCAACATAAACTGCACTACCGAAGCCATCTAAATAGTATCTAGTAGTAAATGGCCCTACCTTTAGTAAATGTGGATTATTAGTATCTGAGATATAACTATTGGTATTATTTTCATAAGGAATACCGTATAATTTTTCTTGATTTGACCCATCCATTGCTAAATTATTTAAATCATAATCAGTTTTAGCATAAGTAATCAAGCTCTTTATTGTAGATGCACTATATTGCATTGTAACAATTAAATTGTTTATGGGTTGTGAAAATATATTTACAGATACTACTGAATCAACACCATTCGTATTGTTTGGAGTGTAAAATGTATTTAAGTTAACAGTTTCACTGTAATCTGAATTAGAATTATAACTTTCTTTTATTACACCTTCCGAGTCATATGCTCTAAGAGCAACTGTAAATTTAACTTTATTCACGTTCCAACTTGAAACAGGTTTTACTTGAATAGTTACAGGCAAATAATTCTTAACATATAATGGTAAATCACTTGGTGTAACATCAGGATTTTGATTATCAGTATCTAAAGCAAATAATAGTACCATATAATCTCTGCTTCCAGCGGAATTAGTTAAATATACTGTTACATATGAATACCAATTCATTGCACTTACACCATCTTCTATATATCGGCGACCTAAACGAATAGGTCTTATTGGAATAGATTTGGCAACACTTGAATCTAATGCAATTTTAACAGATTTATTTTCATTATCATAAGCATAAATTCTGAAATTCCGAATACTTGAAGTTTGTAAGTCAGTATTAATTTCAAAATCACAGTCCAATGCTGATTTATATGTATAGAATTCTTGAGCACTTCCTCCAGTTGATTTATATATAAAACCAGGAAATAAATAGTTTGTATCATTTTCTACTCTTGCAGCTGTTCTTCCTTGCACATCACTAGAACTAAAAAAGGGATATAACGATTCCTTTGGTGCAGAATCAACCATGCCTGTATAACAAAATGTTAAAAAGGGTTGAGCACTAAGATTACCTTTTAATTCCGAATTATAAGTTTCATTAACAAATACATCAGAATTGATATTATTTAAAACTCCATTTGTATCATAAAATCCCATAGTATTATTTATATCAGATGTGCCAGGTCTTTTAACAGCATCAACATATGCTTTATATTGTAAATCATAGACAACTACTTTGTGAACATCTGTTGGATTTATATCATTAAGGGCATTTGAATAATTTACTAATGTATTCAAAAATGTATCAGAAATTGCAGTATAACCTTCACCACTTCCACTTTGAAGTATATTACCATATTTTGGTAATAAAGTTTTATATTTGTAATTCGACACGTTTAGATTACATACATTTCCTTGGTCAGTCCATTTGGAACCGATACCATTATCAATATTATATTCAGTATATAATACACCGTTTAGACACAATGATTTGAGATGATGGTTTTGATCTAATGCAGGTAATATATTTTCATAATCAGTTAGTATGTTAGTTGAAAAATCAGGACTTATTCCATCGAGTGATATATTTGGAGAAAATTTAACACCTGAAGGCGCAACTACGACCGATTTTCCAACCCAATTACCAAATACAACTTTATAACTGGGTGTTGATTTCGTGAGAGCCCCATTTATAGATAAAGCGGATGATAAAGTATTATCATATATAATTCTTACTTTTGGATACAATTTGTCATTCCAAGCTTTAGCAACATATGAAGTTTGAATTGGAACAACGGCGCTAGGTGTTAAATCAACACGTTCATTTTCCTTAGAATTACCATAAAAAAATATATGATATTCGGGTGCAGTATTTGCTGAGAAGGTTTGTAAACTGCCATTAAATAAGAATGACCTGTTTAAATTATAACTATATGTTGATAAATCACCATTTGCGACTATGCCATTGCCATTGTTATTATAATCGTCTAATGTTACACTACTATCATTAAATACCAAATTACCAATATATGCCGGAACAGAGCTTACATATGGATTTCCGGCTATGTTTGCTTGATTAGAGCCTAATATAAAATTGTCTACACGTACACTGCCTTTAACACAGTATAGGTCAATCCTATTTCCAGGTGTCCATGATGGGTCAATTCTTCCAGTTGGATTTGGAACAATATTGCTAATAACATTAGTATTTATATTACTGACAACCCAATTTTCAGTGCTTATATTACTTCCAAACATAGTAATCACTTTTGGAGTGGATATTGATACCATAGAATCAGTTTCTAAGTCTTCTAAAAATTGACTTTGAGGATTAATATATGTATAAGACAAACTACCTTTTAAAATAGTTGGTTGTTCATTTTGTCCCACATTTACATTACCCATAAGAAACACACCATAGTCTGCATCAATAATATTAGCTTGAACGAAATTCATAGAATCACCTTTATTTAACAATTTATAATCACTATTAATAATTTCAGAAACAGAATCAGGGTTTAAAACATTAGAGTTTAATGTTACTGAATATTCAGAGTCAAATGCACTTGACACAGGTTCTACATTATCATCAATATTATTATTTGTAGCAAAATTATTATTTATTATCGTAGCTGTTGGTTGTTGCACATTTCCACTAATTTGTATTTCTTTTAAAATATTATTTTCGTTAGCATATACTCTATTACAACATGCAGATTCAGATACACTTGAGAAGAACTCTTTTGTAAATTGTGTTAAAAATACATTTCCAGACATACCAGGTGAACTTGAACTAATATTTCTACCGAATCTTTCTAATCTAACCATGTATATCGGATTATTTAGGTCAATTCCAGACGCATTAATATTTCCACGTTCGGCGAATTGATGTCTATATAATTCATTTGAAACCGCGCCTGAATATTCAGTCTGTGGGATATTACTAGCCTGTCCATTAATATCACATGGGTCACATGATGCATTTACAAGGACATTACCTGCAATGTTTGCATTTATAAGTCTGTTCCATTGATATGAATTTGAAAGTGAATTTGAATATAATAAACTAACTTGTGCTGTGCGAGTATCAACATTTACATTATTTATGGTGCTAGGGAATCCACCACTTGTCGCAAGATTTCCATTACCATTAAAATTATTTAAATATGAGCTGACATTAATACTGTTGGCACCCTGGTCTAAATAATTAAATCCATTAAGTAAAGAGCCAGATATACCTACGTCATTTAATACATTAGAATTTATATTACCATATATATTTGTTCTAGGAACCAAATTTAATGCAGATGACCTTACATCGCCAGTAGCAAAACCACGCCATTGTTCAGTATTTGTAAAACCACCATTATCTGCACCGGTATTGCCATAAAATTGTGCGTTATAATAAGAAACATTTGCTTGCCAAGAGCCTACAGCTTTTAATACATAAATTGTTTTATTTTTTCTACAAGAAAATACATTATCGATATCTAACCATTTTTTTAATGATGGTACTGATGCGGAATCGTATTGCATATTACTGTTTAGTACATAACTATTAGACGAACCCATATTAAGTGTCACTGAAGGGGTTGAAATATTAAGGGTCATTGTTTTTATACTATAGTTTAAGAAAAAATTAAAATATGCAATACTTAGTTAGTTTCTTACTTTTTAATTTAAAAAAAAATTTAAATCTATTTTATTTAAATAGATTTAAATAAAATAGATTTAAATTAATAATATCTTAATACGATTTTAATTAAATAGTTTTTATTTAAAACTATGTAATTATTATTTAATTATTATTATATTAATTCAATTAAAATAATTAATTAATTATTTTTTGAAAACCAAATAATGTATTTCTTTTATTTAGTAATTCTTCCATATCAATACCTTTTATAATATTTTTGCCCAAACTTTTGCCTAAACTTTTGCCTAAACTTTTGCCTAAACTTTTACCTAAACTTTTACCTAAACCGTTGTCTATACCGTTTTCAGTATCTATGTTTTTTACCAAATTGTGATGCAAATTATCGTGTAAATGATTTGCCCTATTATTTTTAAATTTATTGATAGAACCATCAATTGCTTTTAATTTTTTATTCATTAAATCTGAAAAAATATCTTTATATTTAATAATTTCAATATTTGGTATCAATTGTTTTGCCTTATCTAAATAGTTAATATCAATACCTTCCAATATCATTTTTTGTATAACTGCTGCTTTAGGAATACCTAATCTTATCATTTTAAAAAAACGAGCATAATTGTCATGTTCTTCTATCATAACTAATTTTATCTTTTCAATATCATCATAATCTCTATTTAGTATTTCTGATGCATCTATATTACTAATTTCATTATTCATTTTTTGTATAACTGCAGCTTTAGGTATACCCATTTTACGCATCTTGAAATATTTACCATATAATGGATGTTCTATCATTTTAATAGTAACATAATTACTGATTTCATCACTAATATCATTAGTCTTACTGATTTTACGGTTTTCAATATAATGAGCACTATCAAAATCAATAACACATTTACCGAATTTTTGATACAGTGGAAATACACAAATTTGAACTAACTTTAAATTTATACGCCATTTATTATCCTTATTAATAATATTTTCAACATAAACTATAGGAATAATATACGATTTTTCAGGAAATTCAAGTAAATTACCTTCCCATATTGTATCATTTTGGCGTATATAAATCTCAAGTTGTAAATTTCCTTTATTATTTTGACATGGAATACATATTCCGTTATCATAAAAAAATGTCTCCAATGTTATATCGCAATTTTTTTCTACACAATTTTTCAATTTAGTAAGGTAATTAAAAGTTTTATTCTTTTCTATTGTATTTGAAAAATAGCCCAACCAAATATATTTCGTTGTTTCCTCTATTTTTTTAGATAAATATCCTTTACTTAATTGCAAATAAACTGGATTACCGTATTTTTCATAAAATAATTCATATCTATCCTTTTTTTTATAGTATAAAATTTTATCGAGATGTGTTTCTTTATACATCTTATTAATCTAACTTATATAGTTATTTTTAAACCATTTTATTTTATGTTTAACCTTTTTTTCAATATATCAAGATTTGTTTTAAGAATTCTATTGTCATTGATAAGTATTTGATTTTCTTTTTCCTTAAGTGTTGCTAAAGTATTATAATATATAATTTTTTCATTTAGTTCATTGATGTGTGCCATAATTGAATTTATATCCATTTCATGTCCATTATTAGTATTAGTATTAGTATTATATGATATATAGTTATCTGTCTCTTTTGATAAAAGCGTGTTTAAATTTATAATACCGTGCGATGAATTTTCTATTTTAATTACAGGTGTATCACTATTTATATTTGGTGAAATATTAATATTAGGTAATTTTGCTATATCTACAAGATTACTAAATATATTGTCCATTTATATATATAATATAATTATTTTTAACAATGTTTATATGTAAATATTACTAAATTTATTATAACTAATTTTTTAAAATTTAATTTATTATTATGATTATAATCTAAATATGTTAACCAATGTAGTAATAATATAACTTACTTCATATTATTTTGATTGATTCATACTTCATAATAATAACTGTAAATTTATGCATAAACCGCCTTTATATATTTTTATTTGTTTACGCCAATAAATTAAAAAGTTATAATTAAATAATAAAGCAATAATATATATATATATCTATTTCTAGATGATTAAATCCATAATAACATGGAATAATATATCAAAATATTGCATAGATAGTATTATTTTAAATACAGAAAGAATACCTATTTCAGAGCAATGGTTTAATGAACAATTAATTCATATGACTGAACATTTAAATTTAGATATATTAAATGAAGTAGGTATAGAGATACCTCGAAGAATGATAATAGAAAAAATAAGAATACTTAATAATAAATTTAATTTTGAGCTTTGCGACCAGTGTGGTTTATTAGGAATGTCGGCACTTAATAAAATTGCGAATCAATATAATTATCAAAATATTGGAGGTAAAATTATACAATCACTTAAATATGAGACAAATAGAGTGCCAATTGATATAGATGAACCATTATTTGATATTGATAATAATGATATTATTGATATTATACCGGTTATTGATAAACGATTTATATTATCATTTGCAAAAGATAATAAAAAAAGAACCAAGAAACAAATATCGTTTGTTTCATTAATTGAACAAATAACCCAAAAAACACGAAAAGATGTGTCATTGCAAAAAATGACAAAAGCTAAAAATATTTGGGAAAAATGGGGGAAATTTGACCATTATCAAAAAAGTAGTTCAATGGATTGTGTATTAATGATGTTTTTTCTTTCAACATTAGAACCTTTTTTTAGTGAACTAATGATTATATCGGATGATGATGATTTTTATAGTTCACTTTCAGATACGATTAATCCAATGACTATTAAAAAAAAAATAGAGCTTTTTTTGGATGAGATAAATAGTTATAAGGACCAAATACTTCAAGGAACTATTGTAAATATATCACATTTTCGTGAAAGAATCCGTGGTTTATTTGGTAAAATAAAATTACTTAGTAAACCATATTATAATACTGTAAATTATTATCCATTATTTTTTATAAAAGACATTTTTAAAATTTTTGGTATATCATATTCAATATATTCACGACTTACACGATATTATATAGATAAAACCGATGTTATTAATTATAGTGGAACTGATGGAATAAAATTTAAAAATCCTATTGTTAATAATATATTATATGAAACAAATGATGAATTATTATCAAAAAATATTATATTTACAATTGATAATTTATTATTAAAATATTTATTAACTCGTAATTTAAATGTAAATTATGATGAATATGCTTCAAATGGCACTTTAGATGAAATTAAATATTGTGAAAAATGTAATGAATTTTTTGATAGAAGTATGATTAGGTCGCATGAAAAATCGTGGCATAAAAATAATAAAATAGAAATACAAGAGCTTTTAAATGTACAAATAGATATATCAAATACTGATTGGGTTATATCTGATGGATGGCAAACAAAAAAAATAGGTGATAATAATGTATTTTTTAAAGATGGTCATGAAAAAGATATTGAAGACTATTTAACAGAAAATGACATGTTAAAAATGGATGAGCCACCAGCTGTTAAATTCGAAAGAAATGTAGATAATATATTAATAGTTGATGCAGAGCTTATTATTTTTAATTTTAATAGAAATTTTGGAAGAAAAAATATCAATACTCTTGCTTGGGAAACAGATTATTATGATGAATTACCAATAATACCTAATGAAACAATAGTTGATATAAATAATAATAGTTATAGTTTAGAAATAATTATTACAAATCGGAATAATTTGTGTGTATTATTTATGAAAAATGAAAATACATGGTTAATTTATAATAGTCATTATAATGTTGAAAATGCATCTGATTATATATCAGTAATAGGAAATTATGCGAATTTATTAGAATACAGAGATAAATTTGTTAGTAAACATGGTGCATTATATATTTACAAATTAGTTATCAAACAATAAATTATAGATCATTTAATTAATATATATTTTATTATTTTAATAAAAATAGTAAAATATATGCAACCCTGGTAATTGTTACATTGTATAATGAAATCGACACACTGGAATATATATATCGTCACTCCCAACTAAAGTTTGCGCATCTTTATCTAACATAATACGCTTTGTAAAATGTGCTAAAGTTCCATCATTGCATTTTTTGCAAAATGCAGTCAGTAATTCAACATTTTCAGACATTGGCATTAAATCCAGTATATGGCCAAATTTTTGCCTTTTGTAATCTCCATTTAATCCTGCGACGATTACATGTTTTTTGTCTAAATCAACTGATAATTTTACAAAATCAATAAGATCACTAAAAAATTGGCCTTCTTCTACTAAAATAATTTCACTATTTATGTAATTTTCAGTTTGAATTAAGTCCATTAATTTATCAGTGCAAATTGCCTTTTTTTGTATTTTATTATGGCTACTAATTACACCATTACCATATCGATTATCAATAATATGAGTAATGTTTAATACATTTTTACCTATGGATTCATATCGATTTGATATTTCAATAACTCGCGTGCTTTTTCCTGAAAACATTGGCCCTAAGATAAGCTCAAGTCTACCTCTTTCCATATTATTAGTGTAAGTTATAATAGACATGTCTCACTTAACATATCTTTTTCAATTTTTTTTAATTTTTTAATAAACCGTTTTATTATTAAATGATTTACGTATTGAATGATTTTAATAAATTTAAGTATAATTCATTATAATTATCAATATTTATAAATAATTTATTATTGAGATAAATCACTTTGAAGTTTTAAAATACTTTGATTAATTTGTGCAATAGCTGTGAGGCATTCTTTGTCTTGATTAAATTCAACCATAAATTTTTGTTGCACCTTTAGTAAGTTTTCTAGAATTTTTTCTTTATCTTTAAGTTTCAATTTTTTAAGGTCATTTAATAATGGAAAAATGGTTCCATACTTATTATAATCACGCAGAAAAGTAGCTTTCTTTTTATCAATTTGAGCTTGGACAATTTGCGATTTAGTATCCGATTCAAAAACAGATGAGTCTTGAGCTTCAGTTGATTGAGAACCTGGTGCTTCACTATCTAATGATTGTTTTAATGTACTATCGGTTTTAGCGCTTATTTCCGATAATACAACAGCTCTCTTTGATTTAGTTTCTAATACTAATTTTTTAGATGCGATTTCCTCCTTTATTTTTTCAACTAATTTTTCGGAAACACTTTTTGATATTGGTTTAGGATTTAATTCTTGAACAACATTAATGATTGTTTCCCAATTCTTTTTGGTTTTTCCTTCAGATAACGCTTTATTAAATTTAGGATCTAATCTACGCATAAATATGATTCTATATAAATCATCAACCTCCACAACATCATTTGACTCTTTTTGAAATATAAATAATCGATTCATACCACTGAATTCTTTTTCACTTATACATTTATCCATATTATGCAATACTTCTTTAAATTCAGGTTTATCCTTATATTTGTTAAAAATATCAATAAACAGATGACTTTCTAAAGGTATTAAATGAATTTCTTTCATCTTTCTTTTTAAATATTCATAATTAACAAGATATTCTGTAATTGTTTTACCAATTGAATGTAAATATACATCAATTGGCATGCCAATAGAATTGTGTGTATCAAGAGTTGCATTACCTGTTAAATTTTCATATTTTTTACGAATACGCCATATTAATTTGTCTTCATTAAAACCATCTATATATCCGTCAACCGATTTATCTTTTAATTTGTTATACACTAAATTACCATCAAAACAACAACCAATAAATAAGCCACCTGGTTTTAAATTATCTTTTATATTTGTAAGAAGATTATTAAGCATAGTTTCATCTTTAAACATATAATGAATAGCAAACTGCATTGATATCATATCGAATTTATTAGACGAATACTGTGAATTTGTGGAATCATTCCATAATAAATCATGTAATTCTCGCGAATGCTCACTTAACATAGCACTGCCATCTAATATATTTTTACTTGCATCTCCATGTAAAAATGATACATCAGGTATAAAATCAACTTTAAATGCCTCCATATTTTTCTTAAATTCGGTATATCTTATACACGCCCCATCTTTTGTATCATAAATATTGCTATCAACTAAATCAATACCTACTATTTTATTAATTTTGTTATCTCGCCATTTATACAAATCACCACCTCGACCAGTTGCAAAATCAAGCAAACTTATTGGCATATTAACATAATCTTTCCTTAAAATTTTACAAGATTTCTCTAAAAGCTCAATGTTTTTTATAACTTTATTATGAAATATTTGCATATTAAGAGTCGCCGATTTATCGCGAGACACTTCTCTAGTATAGTATAATGTCTCTTTATCGGCTATTTTTGGAATATCTTTACCTGTTGTTATCATTACACTTGTTATCGGATTATACATTGAACTCCAGATATCATTTGCTGTTTTAAAATCATTACCAAATTTAATAGGTATTGGAATATCAATAGCTCTATCAATAGATAACACTATTTTTTCATTTTTTTGGTGTTTTAAAGTTTTATAAATCCAACTATTATTAACTCTGTTTTGACCAATAGTCGTTAATCGGTATTTCCAAATAATAACTTCTAAATCACCTAATTCTTCAAGCTCATTTCGAGACCATTCATTGTAAGATATATCATATTTTGCATCCATATATTTTTTAAATATACGAAAAACTCGTTCTTTATTTTTTAATGCAATATGATATTCATTTGTCTTTTCATGTCTAGTTCTCAGTGGTTCCCACCTAAAAAATTCTTCTTCTTTATTATCACATTTTTTATGCATATTATACCTAAATTCAACAATTGTATTATCAAGTATTTTTGAACGGTCATTTATGCCATATATACCATTATTTATATCTTCACACGGTATATTTGCAATATATGCAAGTTCATTATATGGATTTGTAGGTGTAAAACGGGTGTCAATATATTTCTCAATATATGTAGACGCAGATGCATTTGAAATTTCGCCACATGGATTGCGTATAATACTTGACTTAAACCCACACCATAATTCAATAGTTTTATATGCTTTAAATTCAGAATTACCTCCATTAACTACAGAAATATATTTTATCTTATCTCTTTCTATATATGTATTTTTTTCTTTATTAACTACGATTCGTTCTTTTTCAACTTTTACTAAAAAATCGATAGTATTTTCATCAGCTGGTTTCCATTTTAAATTTCTAAACCAAGCAGTTCTCATCTGTGTAAAATAGTCAAATCGTCCAATGTCATAACCGACAGGTTCTAATTGCGGTGTATAGATTAATCCGTCTAATTTGTATGGATACAAATCTTTATTATCCCAAATTTGTTTTGAAAGTTTAAAAATATCATCACCATATAAGAAGTTTTTTATACGCATTGTTCCTAATGTTTCATCTGTAATTCTAATATTTGCAAGTATATCATATGCTTTTCCAATTCTACAATCAGATATTATTGTATCTTCGGCATCTTTATTGATTAATGGTAAAAACCGAATATCATGTTTTTTATAATAATACGCATCAAATACCCAAAATGAAGATGATTGGTTATCATCAATATATTCACCTGCAATTATTGTCCCGCTTATATCGCTAAGTAATTCAGCATTAATTTTATTTACTTCTAAATTACTATCTATCATATATACTGATTTATCACTACTTACAAACAATATCATAGTCTCACCATCTGCTTTATCAGTTACAGTAAAACCGTTAATAATATTTCTAGGAAATGTGCTTTGAATATTTTCCATACTCATTGAAACAACATTAGGAATGTAAAAGAATTTATTTTTTTCATTTGGATTATATTGATAACTACCCGTTTGAGACTCTATTTTTCGTTTGGTGCTTTCAAGAGAGTTTAATATTGTTTGTTCCTTTTGTTTTTCTGATGGGTTTTCCAGTCTTTTAACTTTTTCTTTGATATCTAATATACTTTTATCTACACTTGAATGAATCATATGTAGAATACATTTAACATATTCATCTAATATTTCTCTTCTTTTAGGAGAGGTTACAATGTTATTATTTCGGAAGAATAATTTAGTTATTACAAACTTACAATGTTCGCTAAACCCATTGCAAATCTCAACCGCAGTTAATTTATCACCAACATATTCGATTTCAATTTCAAAATTTTCCTTTTCATTTAGACAGTTTGAATCTCTAAATAATTTTGTCTGATACAACTCCTCTCTTCCCGTCAGATTTATTACCTTTTTGCTTGATTTAACAATTGTCAAATCGATACGAAATCCATCTCCTGTTAAAAATGAGGTGCGTTTTTTAAACCGAAATGTTTTCTTAACATTTTCCCATCCAACGGATTGAATAAAATTCTGCAAATTTTGGTACTTTTGTTCAGCTTCTCTATCTATAAATTTTCCTGATTTATCATCAAACTGTATTTCTAATTTACTATTGAAACGAAGATTATCATGGTCATTCACATCTAAAACCATTATATCATTTCGATAGTAATTTGCTGGCAAACCCCTTAGGTTTTGCAATTCCTGTGCTGTCCAAGGTATATTTGTCTTATACATTTTAGTAAAATGTAATGAATTATCTTCTTTACAATAAGCACGAATATTATCTATCCCGGTTATACTATAACGAATAGAGCTATCTTTTTTTTTATCAGTTGTAAATAAGAATATATCTAAAACTTCGGGATTATTTACCTTTTCAAATTCACTATTAGTTACACATTTTTCCTCAAGACACTTCGCTAAATATTTAAATCGTTCGGTGCTAATTTCTCTTTTTATAACTGCTTCCATTTCAATATTTGGTTGTAGTATTTTCCTATTCGCGAGTTCCTTTAATATTATACTATCATTTTTTGAAAAAATGCTAGAAGACATAATAAATGTTAATATATTATATAATTATCTTTTTATTGTTATATCAAATTTTTAAGATTTTTATACTGGTTTTCTAATTCTAAAATTTTATCAGCAAGTCTTCTAAAATATTTAACTTCAAGTTGATTATTTTTTTCTAAATATATATTTTCATATTTATTTATTAATAGTTTTTCATTATCAAGAATTTGTTTATTATAAATATCGTCGGACTTAATTTGTAAATCCTTGATTTTATTTTCATATTCTTGCTCTAGTTCTTTCATTTTTTCAATTATAATTGGTTCACTCTGTAGATCAAACTTTGTTTCATTCGCAAAACTTTCCAATTTTAAAGTAAATTCTTCCTCCATTAGATTAATCTTCTCAGAATATGTCCTATTTAATTTTGTCTCTAAATTATATTCAAAATCTATTTTATGAGTTTCAAGCTCTTTCATAATTCTATCTGATAGCTCTTGTTTTTCTATTTGATGCGAATGTTGTAATTCTAATATTTTTTTTTTAAAATCACGATTAAGCTCGGCATTAATTTCGATAGTCTGCGTATTAAGTTTCAGGTCATATTCACGATTTAATTTATCTTTATATAATTGAACTTCATTTTCAATATTGACTTTAAATTGCGCTTCTTTCTCCTTCAATTTCAAATTATATTCTTCAGTATATTCTTTTTTTTTATCAGTTAATTTTTTAAAATAATTCAATTCATTCTCACGCAATTTTTCTTTCATTGCACGCTCAAAATTCTTTTCAATATCTAAAATTTTTTCATTCATTTGCATATGATACGAAATTTCATTTTCTGTTTTATATTCAGCCATTTTAATGTCATTTTTATCTTCTATTTCTTTTAATTTTTCAACAGTTTGATTTTGAAAATCTTTAAATAATCGGTTTTCTAAATCATTCCATTTTGTTTTAAATTCTAAATCAACTAATTTGCGATATTCTTCGTTTTCAAATGAGCTTGTTTTTTCTAAAGATAAAATACGCTCAATAACACGATGATCTTCAGTAACTTTACATGTCATAATTTCTTCAAGTTGATTATATTTTATGTCATATTCTTCGTCCAATTGTGAAATATGTCTATTTACTTTCTCTAAATAATCAGCATCCGATTGCGATTTTCGTAATTTAAAATCTTTTTCAAATTCATCAAGCTTGTCAGATGTTCTTATTTGATATTCTTTTTCTAAATTTGATATTTTTGTGCTATAGTTTTGTTCTATTTCTAATTTAAGTTCATTATATTTATTAGTGTGGTCATCAATTAAATTTTTTACTTTTTCATCTAAATAAATATTCTTTTCCTTGTATTGTGCATCTAATTCTTGATTTCTATCATAAAATTTCTTATTTACTAATTCTTCAATTTCAATTGTTTTTTGATTTACAAAGTTATTAATATTATCTTGATATTCTTGAACTTTATCATTTGTTTTTTTTGCATAATTCTTTTCTAACTCATTACTCTTATCTACAATTTTTTTATTATATATTAGCTCTAAATCATTACTTTTATCTATAATTTTTTTATTATATACCGACTGTAATTCGTTATTTTTCTCCAAAATTCTTTTTGAATAATCTTTTTCTAATTCAGTTTTAACTTCAAGCACCTTGATTTCCATAAACTGATTTGAATTATTTTTATAATTTTCAACATCTCTATTGAATTTCTCTGCATATTCGGTGTCTAATTGTCGTTTATGTGTTTCAATATCGAATGTAAGTTTATTATAGTTCTCACTTTTTAATTCTAACACTTGCAAATTTACTCTTTTATTTATAGTGCTCTCTATTTCAGCAATTTGTATTTTTAAATTTTCATCAATTAACTTCTGACTATTAAGAATTGTTTCAGTGCATTGAACATTCATCTCAGATATGCGTCTGTTTGCCTGAGATTCTATATCTCTATATTTTTCATTTAATTTATTCTGATACATGGCTTCTAATTCGATGAATTTTTTATTATATACATCTCTTAATTCATTCGGGTCTTTATTATTACTCATTTATCTATATATGTTATATACTATTATCTAATAATCAAACAGACGAGAAATAATTTTAAATATTTATACAAATATCCATATTATTAGTGATAATTATATAATATTTTTAATATTATGAAATGAATTGTAGTTTACATCTAATTTATGAAAAAAAGATAAGTTATTTTCCTCATTATAATATTTTTGTAAAATATATTTTTTATATTCTGGAAGTTCGTCCGGGTCTATATTATCTAAATCAATATTTAATATATTATCATTTATACTAATAAATACTTTATCGTATAAATTATTAATATTTATTTTTAAATGGTCATCTATTGAAAAATCAATAGGTTTATCTATTATAGCAATACAGTTATATTGAAAACTATATTTAACATACACTTTATATTCGTTTATTTTTGTTTTCATATACTCTACCAAATATGGTCTTATCATAATATCATTAATATTGCCAACAGGTATTTGCCCAAGACACACTTCGCAATTTTTACCAATATACAGCTCAATATAAAAATCTATTAATTTATACATTAATCCTTTTTTATGCTTTACATATGCATTATATATAATTTGCTCTATATCATGCTCTGCTAACTTACTATATATACGGATTTTAAAACAATTTCCAAATCTTTCAATACTATTAATTATTTTAGCCATAAGACAATTATACTTATGATATTTTGAAATAGATAAATTTTTACAATCTTTTTTTATTTTATCAAATCGTCTATAGTAATAAAGCGGTTTATCAATATAAAACGGTTGTGATATCCCTTCTAACTTATATAGTAAATCCATATCTTCACCACCATATCTAAATTTTGGATTGTAACCTGTTGTATTATAATAGTCTCGTAATTTAAAAGTTCTGAATGCTAATGCAAAACCGTCCTGTAATAATGATTTTTTAGGTTTTTTTGTAAAACCTAAAGATACGATTTTGAAATTTTCGTCTGTTAAATAAAAATTAGTAAAAATAAATATATTTTTATTATTTTCAAATTTATTATATGTATCTAATACAATTTCAATGCATTTAGGATCAATTTTATCATCAGCATCTAATATTCCAATATATTCCGTAGTTGCAAAATCTAATGCTTGCGATTGACAATATACAACACCGTTCCATTCATTATTTTCAATTATAGTAATACGACCTAAAAAGGGTTTTACTATATAAAAATCCTTTCCAAAAATTTGGTCTAAAAAAATGCGACTAGAGCTACCATCATTTACTATAATAACATCCCATTTATCACTACTTTGAGCAATAACACTTCCCAATGAATCTTTTAAATAATCAAAATTATTTCTAACACATATTATAATTGAAATGTGTCCAGTTTTTAAATATTGTAAATTAATAAGTTTGCTTTGATTATATTCTATGTTTATTCGTTTATACTGGTCATAAGGGGTATTATCCCAAGATTTATATATATCGTATAAACTAGGAGAGTGTACACTTGATTTATCATACAAAATATATTTATAGTTATCTAATATTGGATTATCCAATATGACAGATTGTTTAAATAATTCTAAATTATCTTTTATAAAATCAAAAAAATTAAAATATAATTTTTGTATATTTTTAAAAATATTTCGTAAAATTAACACTCGAGTATTACCCTTAATTTGAATTCTATCTTTTGTATTAAATGTATTTTCAGAAATTAATTTGAATTCTTTCTTGGGTTTATCTAATATATCACTACTATTATTATCATACTGTATTAAACTATCAATAATTGATTTTGGTATTTGTTGAAGAATTAGTCCCGCATTATTTATAAGGTCTTCTGTAATCTTAATACATAATTTATTATTATCATCAATCATATTTTCAATAAATGTTTGTTTAGTTAAAAAATTAAATTGTAATAAGTCGCGTTGTTTTTTTCGTTTTAAATTCATATTTTCAATCATTTGCGATGTTAAATCAAAAAAAGAATTTATTTCTTCGTGATATTTAGCTATTTTATCTATATTATTGGGATTATTGGGATTATCTAAATTAGTATTATTGTATTCTTGATAAATCTCATTTAAAACGGTGCTCATATCTGTATTTACATGGTTATTTAAAACTGTATTTGATATATTATTTGATATAGTATTTAATATATTATTTAATGCATTATTTGATATGGTATTTAATATGTTATTTAATATGTCTTTAATTATATAAGTATTATCATAATTATCGTCTCCTGAATTTATTAATAATTGATTATTATTAAAATTAATATTCTCCATATTTTGTCTATTAATAAATTTATTAACAACCATCTATATATTTAGTATTATTCTTTAAAAATATAATATTAAACATAACTATGTCATACGATATACATTATAATTATTTTCACTTACCTTATGAACTTTGAACTGTGCACTCGTGGCATCATATATCATTTGAAATCCAATCACTTTATAATCGGTTGTATCATTTAATAAAAGTGAATGAGTGCCTTGATTAATTATAGTGAAATCAATACTATCTCCAATATTTAATGTAATTAATTTTGGTGGTAATTCTAAATTTAATATAATATCATTGCTATTTCCATATGATTGTGTTCTTGTTAATGCAATGCCATCCGAATTTTGAAGTTGATAACCTATACTTGTATCAACAGTATATGGATTATCACTGTTTAATTTAGAAAATTCAAACGGCATACCTGTTTTTTCGTTATAAGTTGAATCCGTGCCTGTATTAATTTGTCTTTGTGTTTCTTCTAAAAATACTACAATACCTTTTAAAATATCAGTTTCATCTACTTTAGGATGAAATACATCACTGTATAACTTTGGTTTAATATCGTCAATACGATGTTTTATCGTTTTACCAGATATACTGTTACTTACATTTAATTCAGAAACATCGGCAAACACTCTGTTGGCTTTAATAAAAACATTATGTAATGCTTCAAAACTTATAGTTCGTCCAACCAAAGTTTTTAAATTCGGATCATTTGGATTATTCATATTATATTTAAAATATAGTATATTATTTAAATATACTATATTTTTGAATATTTTACTTAAATCTCATGTAATAAATTAACAACATAAGTATTGATTAGATTTATACCCCTAGTGCTGTTTGTTTTAACCCATTTATTATTAATTGGGTCATATATGGTATGAAATGACGTTCGATTATATCCTCCTTTTAAATTACGTTTGCTGATATTACGCAAATTTGGTTGGGATTTACTTATTACTCCTTGACTTAATTGAGTTACATTTGATTTTAATGAATCAGTGTATTCATTTATTTTTGTTTCAACTTCATCTAATTCAGGTATTTCTATATTATGCACAATATCACTTACATTAGATTCAATTGCTGTAATTTGTGATTGAATTTTGTCAGACATAGTTGTTAAAGCCTGTTTAATTTTTTCAGGGTCAAGATTTATATCATCTATATTTTTAGTAATAGCTATACAAATATCTTTAGCTGATAATTTTGGCATATTTGTTCCTAAAACAGATAAATAAAATGGAAGTGAATACATTTTGATTAATTCAATTATTTCATTATAATTTTCTTTCTGTTCATTCTTTAAAATTTCTAACATTCTCTCTATTTTTACTTTGTATCTATTATTTAAATCAATAATAAATTTGAAATAGTAAGTTGCTATTATCAAATCTTTCATTTGTACATTTAGGTATTCATTTAATGTAATTTGTAAATTAAAGTATTTCAAAACAAGCTCTAAATTTAATATAACCAATTGCCTTATAGCTGGTATTTCCAACATTAATGGTATTTGTTCATATAAACGATTATCTAGTTCTAAAAGTCTTTCTTTAGTTAACTCTATATTTTCTCGTAATTCAGTTATATTGTCAATTGGATTTGTTTGACGAAATGATTGCATATATATAAATATATATAAAAATATATTGATATTATATATTATATATAACAATAAATGTCAAAAATTAGCAGTGAATTTATAGTTGGTAGTGCTATAGGATATTTTTTTGCTAATAATATTTTAATTTTTACATTAGGGGTTGCTACAGGTGTCGTAATACAAGAAAAATTTGGGTCAGTATACAAATTTAGTCAATTTTGCTATGATAGCTCTGTCGAATTATACAAACAACAAATTACAAAATTAAAAAGTAAATTTAATAAGAATACTAATAAAAATGATATAATAGTCGAACCTTTACAAAATATACAAGAGTTTGTGAACAATTTAAACAATAAAGATGATTAATTATATATAAATGAATTATGTCAAACATTACGGAAGACTTTAATATATTACGTAAGCAGGTGTCATTGACTTTAGTTGATGATACTCAACTAAAAATTATTTTTAAACATAATAAATATGATTTAGTGTTATCATTATTAGAGATAGAAAATACTTATTTTAATAATAAAACATATATATTAGATAAAAAACCTGAAAAAGATATTGCCCATCAAAAGATAGAAGAATTACGTAATATTGTAAATGAAAAGGATAAATTAATGGAAAAAATTAAAGCAAATGCTGGAAATTAGATAATTATTATAGTTATAAAATATTTTATTATTCGATATAATAAAATAATTTATAGATATCATTATTTCAACATGATTACTTTAGTAAAATTCATTTTCATTTTGCCCAGCACGTCTAGATTGTTCTCGTTCAAATCGTTTTCGAGCTTCTTCCTCTCGCCGTTCTTCATCTTCTTCAGCCTTGCTTATTGCGTGTCTTCTTATTGCATCTTCATCCATTTTGGGAGGACTGCCGCCTTCTTCAAGACCGTGTGATCTTTGTTGCATGAGAAGTTCCCATTGCAATCTCTCTCTGGCAAGGCGTGCCGCTTCTAATTCAGCAGCAGATGGAGGACTTCCACCTTCTAATAAATTTGCATATTGTTTAATAATTTGTTGTCCTAATCTGCTACTAACACTAACCTTACGATTAGTCAAAGGATTTACAATTTGTCTATAGACAGAGCTGCCACCAGTCATCATACTAACATCTTCATACGGACTGAATGCAGAAAGACTTGGTCCCATTTCAGTGCCACATGCATTAGGTTGAGTTGTGTTTACTGCATTTACAGGACCAAGTCCTGAAACGTATTGTTTAGTAAGCATTTCGTGTCCAGATGGATAGTATGCCGGAACTTTGGCAGAGGGGTTAAAATATTGGATGGGCATACCAACCGATTGTATATTATGATTTCCATCCCCACCTTGTTGTTTTCTACTATTAATACGACGATTACTACGTTGTTTAAGTGAACGCATTATTGTTTTATATTAATATAATAAGAAAAAAACATACATAAATGAAAATAACAACGCAAATTTGATTAAGTATATACGAATTATTATAGTGTTATAATTTTCTATTTTATAATAGTAAAATAAAAAATTATTTTTAAGGTATTGTTGGAAAGGTATGTCATATTAACATATTTTTATTTGTAAATTAATCAAATTGGCTTGAAGAACCACTTTCGTCCTGTCCTCTAACCATATTCATATTATATGTAGATGCAGCTGTGGAAACCGGAGTAGCAACAGGAGCAGCTGCAACAGCAGGAGGAATACCGCCATTTAATACACTAATATATTGATTAATAATTTGTTGTCCTAATCTGCTACGAATACTAACTTTGCGGTTAGTCAAAGGATTTACAATTTGTCTATATGCAGACCCACCACCAGTCATCATACTAACATCTTCATATGGACTGAAAGCAGAAAGACTTGGTCCCATTTCAGTACCGCAGGCATTTGGCTGAGTTGTGTTTACTGCATTTACAGGACCAAGTCCTGAAACGTATTGTTTAGTAAGCATTTCGTGTCCGGATGGATAGTATGCAGGAACTTTGGCAGAAGGGTTAAAATATTGGATAGGCATACCAACTGATTGTATATTGTGATTTCCGTCACCACCTTGTTGTTTTCGACTATTAATACGACGATTACTACGTTGTTTAAGTGAACGCATTATTGTTTTATATTAATATATAAAGAAAAAAACGGTTTAATGTTTATTTTATATATCGAAATTATTTAAATATAATTAAACATTTATAACCTTTAATTCATTAACTAAAGGCGAATGTGATTTACAAAAGCAACTATCATTTACACCTTTTTTGCCACATATATTACCAATATTTTTCCCTTTTTTTAATATAGCAATACATGTATTATTCGATGATGTATTTATATGATTTATATGCAATGTGCATTTCTGGTTATTATTCATAGTTAGTTTTTTACATATCTGTCCTTTTTTAGTTCCTTTTTCATAAATATGACAACATTCTAAAGAACTTTCATATTTTGCATGATAAAAACAATATTTTTTACCATTATCGCAAAGTGTATTACAATATTTTTGTCCTTTTTGTATAGGACAAAATCCAGAACCCATAATTTGATGATTCTTATGTATATTACAATATTTTTGGTCTTTTCCATTACCATATGTAAAATATTTATTACAAAACAAATCACCCATCTTATACCAACAGTTATGATTTCCATAATGTAGTTTAGACCAATTTGAATTATATGTATGTTGAATTCCTCTATGTATAGTTATATCAAAATCAAATCCATCTTTTTCTGGAATATGAGTTACTGTTTGTCTACAGTATGGACACTCTAATATATTTGTATTACGTTTTCTATTATAGATAAAAGCATCATAAATACAATCATAGTGATATTCATGTCCACAACTAATTTTTGTATACATTGGGTCTGTGTTATCCAATGTGGACTTGCAACACGCACACACTAATTCATCTGATTTATCCTCGGACATGTTTACTTGTATTTCTATTATTAATATAAAATCACATTACTTTAAATCAATTTTTTATATTATATTTTCATTAAATAATGTTATATTTTAAAAAAATATAACATTATCTATGTTAGAATTACTGACCTAAAAGTAAATCGGCGACATAATCAACATTTCCATTATATAATTGTAACAAAATTAGATTTTCATCACGATTATCAAACCCTAATGATGATAAAGTGTCTAACTCATTTGTATAAGAATTATTAGAATTGGAGATATTGTGCGTTGGTTGCATATTCATCATACTTGTAAATATATTATTATAATGATTAAGAGGTATATTACCAGATTGTGTATATGTTTGTATTATATTTTGAAATATATTAATCAAATCAGTTGATTTAGTATCTACTGTATGAAAAGCATATATTATATTATGTTCGTCTAAGCCAATAGTCCCAAGTGTAGAATCATCATCTAAAATATTTCCATTATATATCATTTCAATATTTTCACCAAATTTATTTCGTATATTTGATAATAATGTATCCTTAGTTACTAACAAAGATTGCGTTTTTTTACCATCTACTTCAATATTTATATTAAAATATCGACATATTTCACTTGCCATTATTTATATATAATATTCATATTATTCCTATATTTCTATTTGATTTATATTAACTATAATAGAATTATATATATATATTAGTATTTTTATTTAAATAATAAAATATATATTTTTTTTACAAGCAGATATTATAGTTATATACAATAATACTAAATATTAATATGCGCAAGTTGTAGGTTATGCATTTTCTACATATATATTCATACAACTATCAAGTGTATTTTGTTTATTTACAACTGGTTTTGTGCGTTTCAATGTATAATCTCGGTCTTTATTTTTATATGCGCCATCATAACCTTTATTATTATTGTGTATTGTTGTTTGTACATTTTTCTTATAATAAATAATATTATTTTCCTCTTGTAATGGAATAATCGATATTACTGGTGGCATTATAATATGATGATTTATATGATGATTATTAAAACTCTCCCTATATTTATCTATATCTAATGTTCCACCGAAAATTTTCAAACAAGTTCGATGACTTGCAATTTTAACCCTATAATTTGGGTCATTATATATTTTACGATACATCAAATTAAGTAAATTGTAATTTTCATTTACATTTTCGACACAAATTGATTCATTAAAATTAAATGCAGCGGCACATTCTGGATAACAAAAACACCCATAAACATAAAATATTCCATTTTGATATTTAAAAGGAAGGGATGCTGGAGTATGCTCAAATGAATGAGAGCAATTAAAACAGTATATATTAGTTCGTTGTGGCCATATTTTTTTACGATTACATTCTTTAAATTGTAACATCGTATAATCAATAGGTCGTCGCACTTCATTACTTTTTGTTTTAGACATATCAAAATCATTTCTTCTACTTTCAATCATATTTTCTAATTTTGTATTAATATCTTCAGTGGCAACGTTATCTACATTATCTACATTTTTACTAAAAGTATCACTTAAATCATCTATTGTCGAATACCAATTAGATACAGTTGTATCAAATGACAAGTATGCATTATCCATATTATTAACAACACTATCTACTTTATCACATTGAATTTGTAAATGCACAATATTATTTTCAATAGTAATTGTATCACTTTGTTTACCATCATCTGTAAATTTATTAATAGTAATAGATGCCTCTTTTTTATCATTATTGGTTTTTTTATCTGCATTTGATAATGAATTCTGATCCTTCGGCTTTGGCTTTCTACCCCTTTTTTTAGGAACATTTGTCATTTCATCATCAACAATAATAATACCTGATTTTGTATTATCCGGTTGTAATGAATTATTTACATCTACTAGTTCAATAGGCTTAGGTTTAGGTTTGCGACCCCTTTTTTTTGGTAAAGTATTCATTATTTATTATTTAATTACTATCTATAAAAATATATGTTTAATCTTTAAATACTAACCAATAACACGACCCTTTTACATTTGATGACACTATTTATGTTTATACTTAAACATAAATAGCGTAATTATTATTTACAATAAAATGGTTAACTAATGATTACGATTAATATTAATTAAACCATTTATCCAGTTTTTAAGAATGTTAGTATCATTCCAATTAAATTTTGATATATCATGAAAATTAAAATACTGAATACTTTGATTTCGGCAAATAATACATGGATGTATTTTATATGTAGTTAATATCCAATATATAAATACGCTTGTTTCAATGGTATTGTTTTCGGTTAAATGAAATAAATATAAAATCAACTCATTTAATGCATCATGGTCAATTAATACATTTTGATACAACATATCTATTTCAAAACCAATATATATTCTTTTACCATTAGATATATTTACCGTATTATGTGCATTTTTAAACCAATCAATTACTAGTTGTCTATTTTCTAAATTTTGGTGAAGTCTGTCATTTTGTATAGTTGTAAAAAAATGATTTGCACAATATGGGCAAGGAATTATGCGAACAATAATGCTAAAATATTTAAGGTAAAACGATTTATCTTCATCTGACGGCTTTAATGGATAATTATAACTTATTTTATGCAGTAAATACCATAATCTTGGACCCCAATACTCTTTTCCATATCCATTTTGATAAATTGGTATTATATTCATATATTATATATTATGATTATATATGAAAATCTTTTAAACTTATATAATGAAAGAGATATTCGTTTTTTTTATGATATTATTAATATTTTTATTAATAATAAATTTAAGGAAACCGGCAATTTTAGAACATGCTATTGAATTTCAACCACCCTATCTTACAAATAGTAAAGATAAAAATACAATAGGAGAATTAATGCGAATTGGAACCCAGGCAAATACTAATTCTACTTATGATACAGTTGATACTAATTTATTAATGAAACCAAAATAAACAAAACTATGGACTAAAAAAATGCATACCTAATCCGATACCTAAACCTAACACTAAATTATTAAAAATATACATGTCAGTTACACCTAATATTGTTAATAATACTGTTCCTAATAATATAAATAGAATAGTATTTATAATAGGAGCTTGTCCAGAATCTGTTTTAATATATTTTGTTTTAATGTATATTAATGAAATAACCACAGTTAATAAAATAAATGATTTGATAATTGATTTTGCAAAATTAGCTAATTTATCAGCACCTTCATCACCACAAGTCCCTTTATCTGCCATTTGAGTATATAATATAACATATAATATTTTCTTTATTAATATATAAAAAATTGAAACTTATAAATCTTATTACAATTATTATTAAAAGATATGGCAAAGGAAATAAAGATTAATCCTCTAAGTATTCAATATAATGAAGACAATATACACTCTCTTACCAAGGGAAAGGGATTATGTGGATTAGAAAATCTAGGTAATACTTGCTACATGAATTCAATTGTGCAATGTCTATCGAATACGCGTGACCTGCGAGAATTGTTTTTAACTAATAAATATAAAAATTTTGAAAAATTAGATGTGCCTCAATTTATTATGGTATCAGAATTAAATAAACTTATTCGTGGTTTATGGTTTGATAATGCAATTGTATCACCAAAAGGATTCTTTCATTATTTGCAGGTTTTAAGTTTTAAAATTGGTAGTGGTCAATTTGTAGGTAATAACCAAAATGATAGTTCAGAATTACTTATATTCATTTTAGATACAATACATGAAGGTCTTTCTAAATGTATAGAAACACCTTTTTTTGAACAAGACACTTCACAAATGAGCGTTATTGAAAGTAATGCATATAATGCTAATAAACAATGGTATAATATATATAAGTCAGGTGTGAGTCCTATTTTAGATATGTTCTACAATCAACAACACAGTCATGTTACTTGCACAAATTGTGGGTCTGTATCTAACAGTTTTGACCCATCAATTATGATTACATTGCCAATTCCTAGTTCAAATAGTAATTTAACAATATATGATTGTTTTGACACTTATACTAAAGAAGAAACATTAGATAATAGTAATAAATACCATTGTGATAAATGCAATACGGAATGTAATGCTACTAAAAAGGTAATTATATGTAAAACATCTAAATATTTAATGATATCATTTAAGAGATTTCAAAGTGATGGTAGTAAACTAACTAATCCTATTCATTATCCAATATATGACTTAGATTTATCAAAATATTCTGATAATAATATTAAGTGCAAATATAATTTATATGCTATATCAAATCATACGGGAAATACAATGGGTGGACATTATTTTAGTTATTGTAGAAACGGTGATAAGTGGTATGAATATAATGACCGTGTAGTTATGACTATGAATAATGAACAAATACTTACAAATGGTGCATACATATTATTCTATGAAAGAAAAGATTAGAAACTTAAAGATATCCCAATATTAATAATGTATATATATAAATTAAATGAATAGTAAACAGGATTTATTGCTTGAAAGTATAAGCGGTTTTTTTTTGAATAATCGTTCAAATGTTGATTTATTATTAGAAATAATAGAAGGGAAATATACATCATTAAGATTAATTGATTGGTTTGTTACAAACTACTCAAAAAAACACAATATATCATACAATAATAAAGATAGAAATGAAAATTTTAAAGTATATACAAGTTATAAATCACAATTAAAAAGTTATTCAAAAAAACAATTTGACCCCTTTAATCGAACAGAAAGGATAAATTTTTATTATGAAAAAGAAAAATTTATTACAACAACTATTGGACAATTGAATTTTTTTCGATGGGCAATTCAACATAATATTATAGATTATATTCATAGTAATAGTAAAACAATTGAAGATGATATGAACAGTAGTATTAATTATGTATATAATAAAACAACTAACGGTGAAACGAAACCAAGTCGTAAGAAACGTAAGGAATTATCTGTTTCTGCAACTAAATTTTTAAATAAAGATGATATTACTATTTTAGTTAAATTTAATTAGTAATTAATATAAATATATCTTCAGTCTTAATATCTAAATAATTTAAATTGCTTAGATATTAATACTATTTGAAAAGTGTAAAATACACTAAACCAAGTCATAATTTTTTATTTTTTATCATGATTAATATGTATAATTATTTCGCTACTATAGTTATCACCTGGTTCAGGTTCTGCTTTTTCAATTGTAACAAATTCATTTAATGATTTGTTTATTTGACTTTCCGTTTCTTTTACAGTATTAACACCATCGCTTTGAATTACACTTAAATCATGATTTGCATCATCATTTGCATCATGATTTGATGCATTTACTATTTTACTTAATTCGGCATTAGATGCACTTAAATCCTCGCTTAAATCCTCACTTAAATCCTCACTTAAATCCTCACTTAAATCCTCGCTTAAATCCTCACTTAAATCCTCGCTTAAATCCTCACTTAAATCGTCATTAGATGTGCTTGCATCACTACTATTATATCTTTTTACATTATTAATCTGATTAAGAAAGTCATTATAGTTATTACTTTTAATATTTTCAAGTAGTTCATTTATTTTAAAATTAGCATAAAACTTAGGTTTTCCATCAACATCTATTTTAATATTAGCATTATTACCATCAACATCTAATAAATATTCACTTTCACTCATAATATCACCGTCTTTCTTAATAATACTTGTCCCATATGCTAAAACAGTTTCAGGATATTCATATGAAATATCATATTCATTATATGTATCTGATGTATCTGATGTATCAGATGTATCTGATAATCTACTTAAATCCATTATTTCTAAATTAGCACTACTTGTTGTATCACTATCTTCTTCGTCATCTTCTTCATCGTCATCTTCTTCATCGTCATCTTCTTCATCGTCATCTTCTTCATCGTCATCTTCTTCATCGTCATCTTCTTCATCGTGATCTTCTTCATCGTCATCTTCTTCATCGTCATCTTCTTCATCGTCATCTTCTTCATCGTCATCTTCTTCATCGTCATCTTCTTCATCGTCATCTTCTTCATCGTCATCTTCTTCATCGTCATCTTCTCCAGAGCTTGCTTGACTATCTTCTTCAGTGCTTGCGTGACTATCTTCTTCATCAAGGTTAGTTGTATCAACTGTTATATCGATAGGTATTGTATCTAATATATTAGATAATTGGTCATTATGAATTGACTGAACATTTTCTCTAAGTATATTTTCAGGTATTTCATAATTAATTAAATTAAACTTTTGTTTATTATAAGGATGTATGTCTGTAAAAATTGCATTATGATATTTTTTTTTTTTAAATTCTGGTAAAAGTCCAAGAATACCGTCGTCTAAAATATATTGGTGAAATAATTTACGCTTCATCACAGTTATATATATAATAAAATATATAATTTTATTTATAAACATAATAATAATTACCATTATTATCAAAAAATATTACAGGACAATCATCATCTATTTCCGATTCTAATAATTCAATATCCTCATCATATACATTGTTTTCACTATTTTCATATGTTTTATTTTTTTTAAAATAATAAACACATCCACTAATAGAAGCAACGACCGGTATGTATATTTCAGTATACATAATTTATATATTATTAATATATAAATGATAAATACCGTCAATTAAATTATAGTAATATTTGATTGAGAAAAATTTTTTGAATTAGGTTCTAATTTACTAATTTCAAAAATAACAACCGGTTGTAAATTTACATTCATAATTACTCCTTCTGTTGTTGCATATGGATTTTGATTATCGATAATTTGTTGAATTATGGTCTGAAAATAGGGCTCAATCGTATATAAACCATTTGTATTTACTTTTTTTGGAAAATCTATATATATTCTATCAACAAATTCATCAGTACTAGTATTTATTTTAAGAAAATGACCTGTTTCTCTATTCATAAAATTTGTAAAACTATCTATTAAACCTACTCCATAGTTTTTAATTATTAGCGTATCACCTTTATTATACTGTATTTTTTTTACATATTTATCTAAAATAATAACTATAAATTTCGGGTCATTATAGTCATCTATATCAATACCCTTAATCTTAATATTATCTTTTGAATCATTATATGGATATCCGAGTGGGTTCAATATTTCAATTGTCATATTGCTTAAATCGGCGATAGGATTTGCTAAATAATAATTTGCACTAATAAAGTTTATATATTTAAGTTGTCCATTTATTCTATCATCTAAAGTTAATATTGTAAAAATAAATTTCCGATTAATACAACTAGTTTCTATTCTATTTTCTAATTCGGGAATATACACATAAATAAAAGGAGGAATATACGCATTTTCGGTAGTGTCTAATTCATTCATTGATATATATACTGTGGTTATTCTTATTGCTGAAACATTTCTTTGTCTATTTTGCAAATAAATACCTGTTGTTTTATTATTGTTAATCCCAAATTTATATCGATATTGCTCTAAACCGGCATTAATAACATTATTTTCTATATCACCATACCATCTTCTATCTTTTGAATGTACTATGAATTGTCTATCAAATGATCTGTATTTCATATTTGTTTTATATTCATCATAACGAAACTGTTGCAATTCAGTTTTGTCAATAAGATTTGACCCAACATTTGACACCTGATTTAAATTATCATATGATGTAGTTTTAACTTCTAAATTATTTTGGATATTTGTTTCTATACTGTTAGATGTGTCATATTGACCTAGTTGTTGAACCGAATTTTTTTTAATTTTTTCTAAATCAATTAGATTTCGTTCTTCCATCATTTTATTTCTATTTGATTTCATTTCCATGATTCGCTCATTAAAATTTATTTTTCGTTCAGAAGGGTCTAATAATTCTGGAATAGCTGTTAATCTTTGATTTACACCACTATCTAAACTAATATAATTATTTAACAATTCATCATATATACTGTTTTCAGAACTAGGTGTTTCTGTTATCGTATTTTGAACTGTTTTTATATTATTAATTATATTATTACTTGCATACTCTCGTTCTTTCATTAACTTTTCATATTCATTATTAACATCATTATTAACTAATTCATTAGATGATGATTTTTTCAAAACATGCGGTTTTAAAATATCAGAAAATCCGTTTATACTTTGGTCTATAGTAATTTTGTTTAATTTGTCTATACTATCTGATATAGTCATATCTCTTGGTAGTGATATCGTTTGCGATATATGTTGCATAATTTGAATTATTTTTGTATCAATTGTTGTTAACATAGGTTGTATATTATATTGTTTAGATAGCTCAGTCATAATGTAACTCTTTACCTTATGCTCATTATTTGACCCAAGAAATTGGTTTCGAATATTTTGGTTCATAATATATATTAATTTTAGTTTATATTTATAATTAAATTATAATTATACTATTTAAATCATTTAATCATTTTAAATAACAAAATAATTAAATAATTAAAATATTAAAATATTTACTTACAATTATACATTATTACGTAATGACTCTAATGATGTCAATGGTAATCTGGGATAATTTGCCCTTACATATTCGATCAATGTGTAATTTACTATTTGATAATCATCATTAAATGTATAATCAACAGTTCTGCCATCTAACCCTTTTTCTGCAAGATCTATTTGTTCGGGACTATTTGATTTTGTGCCATCTGGGTTTATAATGGGAACGCCATAATTATATTCATATGTATTATTAAGAGAATCAAATTCCGGAATATTTGTAAACTTTTCGGAATCATCCCGATTATTGGGGATATACACATAGATTTTATCTCCTAATCCTTGTAAATATAATTGATTTAATATATATCCTATTTCACAAAAAAATTCAAAATTTTTATTATCTATTATATTACTTATTATAGCTCTCCCAAACATAATAGCATCATTTAATATATAAATGTGTGTTAAATGATTATGTGCTAAAAAAACAGAAATATTATGTAAGAATAATCCCCAAGTTTCACTTAGTCTGTCGCATTTAATAGAATATGTCATTTGTTCTGGAATATCTTTTCCCAAATTAGGTAAGGATGGATATCTAAAATCATATATACTAGGTATCCTTAATGATAATAAATATATTCTACAATTTATTTCTGAAAATAGTATTGACATACGATTAATGTCAATATTTATTTCAAATGATAATGGATTAAATGCTGAAATCAGGTATTCATTGGTTAATTTAAAATATGATTCGTCATAATATTGGTCAATAAAATAAAAAACACTATTATTTACATTATAACTATGAATTTCTCTTGTCTCTTTATTAAGCAATACAATTATCTTTTGAAATGCCAATTTAAAAAGTAAAGATTGTAAAATTAGTGCATATTTATTTGGATACGTTGATTTATTTAATAATGTAGGATATGTTCCTATTAATAAATATAGATTTTCAATTGTATTTAAATTAGCTAATAATAAATCATTTGTTACAAAATAATCAAAATCGGGGTTCATATACACTTTATATATAATTTAGTAATAAGTATTAAGTTAATATTACTAAATATTGTGGTATATGTAAATCATAAATTCCAATTTACAGATTGGGCATCTTTTAATATTTTGATGCTGTTTTTATATATTCTATCTATATCATAATTGTGTGGTGAATTTATTACTTCTGCTAATTCTTCCGCATTAGAAACCACAATACAATTTATATTATGATGCCATATACTATTTGGATTAATTGTCCATTTACTATTCAATATTAATACACAACCCGCATCAATTGCCTCTAAAAATGTATATTGAGTACCACCACCATCTTGTGAAATAGATGACATATCGACAACAAACCGTTTATTTGTTAATATATTTGTTAATGTATCAAATGTTTTAGGGAAATGCCCCCGATATTGACTGTTTATATCATCTTTTTTAAAACTATCCCAAGTTAATAATTTTTGATATATATATCGTTCATTCGGTTCACCATATATTTCAATTTTTTGAGTTGGTATATTTATTAATGAATTTGCTTTGACGATGATATCTATATTTTTATCATAATCAATACGACTTATCGAAATTGCACCTACACGATTTCCTGAAATACTATGATGATTTATCATTGAAACATAGGGATGAATAATAAATCTCGATGAGATATTTGTATTTAATAGTAAATCATGCACTGATTTGCGTATTGTGATTACTCTTAATCTTTTCAAATTATCGATTACTATTTTTTTAGATGATTTATTAAATTCGGTTGGGTCATGTATTACTATATATGCATTATCCGGTATATGGTCCAATACATTGTAAAAATTTTTATCTAATGCCGAAATAATAGGTATATTTCCATTTTCTATCATTGTATCTAATGTATCTAAATTAATATTATTATAATTTACATTATAACCATAGTTTCTTGAGTTTTTCTCTGTTCTTTTTGATATTTTAAATAAAGGAATATTATTTTTAAGAGATAAGTGAGCTGTAAATGATACCCAACCACCATATGTAGGTTTAGCTAAATATAATAAAAATAGCATTTATATAGTATCTTAAAGTTAATACTTTATATATATAAATATGGAATTATATGACTTCAGTAGATTTTTTGTATCTTATTTCAATAGATAGTTTATTTAATGGATTACTATTTATACTAATTTATAATATTAACTTATCAAAAAAAGATAAAATATCATACTACCAAACATTTATTATAAGTGCAAAGGTCAGATATTTATATTTTATATCTTTATATATCATTAACAATGTGATAAACATTTTAGTAAATGCTAATATAGATATTGGTTTATTAGCATGTCCATTATTTACATATATGTGGTATAATAAAACATATATAAACCGATATGTGAATATATTGTTTGGTGAAATTAATTTGCGCATTCAAAAAATGATATGTTATATACTGTATATTGTATTATTATTTCTATCTAAAACTATACTTATAGAGGAATGTAATATTAAACTTAAGGAAATAGAGGATTTTTACAGTAAATCTGGTTTTAATAAATTATTTGATTTTCTTCAATCATTTGTAATTGCATGTGTTTATGAATATATAAGTGTTAGTTACATTTCACTTAGTTTTTTATTTCAGTATAAATCAGGTTTTACTGAAAATTACCAGAAAAAACAATATATATTAGGTTTATTAAATGATAAACAATGGGACAAATTATTGCATAGCTCTACAATGTCTATTTTTTTTGACATTTATAAGAATTCAAATAATAAACAAATTTCAAAATTTATTCAATATCAATTGAATAGAATTCATTATCGTTTACTTATTTTTTTTACGGCTTGGTCAATTATAGGATACTTAAATAAACCGTTCATAATACCAATAATTTTCTTTTTTTTCTATGTAGATAACTGGCGTAATAATAGGTTATTATATAATTTTATAGGAATAATATCTATTATTAATATTGTTAATAGCACTATTCCAATAATATTGTATTCTATACCAAGTGATTGGTTATATATAGTTATTAAAAACATACGGCTTATCTCCGTTAGAAAAGATAATATATTATTATCAATATTACTTTTTTTAAATATATTAAATATTAATAAGGTTGAATATTTATTAGGTTATCTTGTAATTAATTTCATTCTATTTAGGCGTATATTTCATATAAATATGTTTTTATCATTTTTTGGTTATATATCTGCGTATGATACTACACATATGTTTCAATTATTATGTGTAATTAATCTATATGATGTGTTAAAAATAAATATAAAAAAAAGAATTGAACTATATGTATAATGAAGAATAACTCAGACAATAAAACAGACAATAAAACAGACAATAATACAGACAATAATACTGAATTAAAACGTATTAATATTACTAAAATACGAAATGAGGCAAATGAAATCGGAAATTTAATTGATAAACCTAATTATAATATTGATGAATTAAAAAATAAATTTAATTCATTTTATAACGCATATCCAATTCTTTTTAATAATTTAGTTGATAAAAAAATGTCATTAGAAGAGTTAAATATTTTATTAAATACTTTAGATAATGCACAAGATCATTTCTTTAAATCTATTTAATAATTATTCTGTTTTTTTTTTATAAATCTTTAATATATATATATCAATATGGTAGAAGCAGACCCCGCTTTAATTACAGGCATAGTTATTTTAACTGTAGGAGGAATATTTTTAGCACTTTATCTATTAAAGAAATATAAGGAGGTTAAAATGATATGGGATAAACAAAATGTATGGCCACCCGCATATAATAGATGCCCTGATTATTGGGCTGATTTAGGTGATAAAGGATGCCAAAATGTCCATAATTTGGGAAGTTGCCCAATGGGTAAGGACAAACGTGTTATTGCCAATGGGATTCAAAAATTTGCAAGCGTTGATAATTTGGAATCCAGACGTACTGCTTGTTTAGAGGCTAAACGATGTGGGGTCACTTGGGAAACTGTTGATAAACTATGCTAAAGTTTATGGCAAATTTATTTTATTCAATTTAAATTAAATTATGAATAAAATAATTTTAAATCATTTTTTTACTTCATATAAATAATAATTAATATTTAGATTACTTTTAAATGTTATTTATTTAAAAGTAATATAGAACACTTTCTATATAAAATTTTAATATTATTATGTTTAATACTTGTAAATTAATCTTTAAATATATCGATAATATAAGCTTGATTTTCTAGATATTTTTCTAGTTTTTTCGCGCATTCCACCAACTTTAATACTATTACAATCACCATTACAAGAATTAAATATATCTTGGCTTTGATAACTATAAATTGGATTTTGTCCACATGTCGTTACTGGGATAGACCCTCTTATAAATCCTCCTACTAGGTTTTTAGGCAGATAATTGGCCTTTTGAACCAAATTTGTTCTTGATTTTTTAGTACTATTGTTTTTACTCATTATATATATATTTGAACATTTTTTAAATTAACATTAAAATACATCAAAATTAGAAATAAAAAGATAAAAACACAAATAAAAATCTTTATTCGTTATATATATAATGAACTCATTACTATCATTAATAGTTGTTGGATTGGCACTTGCTACTCTATTTTTTTTCGTAAACAAAAATAATCAAGCAACCAATAAAAAAATTGAGATGTTAGAAGATTATAGACAAGAAAAGTTTAAAAAATTGGAAAATATAAATGACTCGGATTTTTTGGCACCCGACAGTAAAAATGATTTTGAAGTAAAAGCTTCTGAAGAAATAGGTAAAAACGAAACATATAAGGTAATAGATGCTCAAGTATCTAATACAAATAATAGTTTTAATCTTAATGATAATCAAGTTCCTAATGATTGTTTTCCTAAAGATCAATTAAATCCTGCAGAATTACTTCCTGCTGATGCGAATAGTGTTTGGGCACAAGTTAATCCAAATGGTCAAGGTGAATTAGGAGACCAAAACTTCTTAAATGCGGGATATCATGTAGGAATCAATACTGTAGGTTCAAGTATGAGAAATGCAAACTTAGGTCTAAGGTCTGAGCCTCCCAATCCACAAGTAGCAGTAGGACCTTGGATGCAATCTACTATTCAACCAGACCTTATGCGTCGTGGTTTAGAAGTTGGAAAATAAAAAATAAAATCATATTATTTATAAAAGAAAACATATCTTATTTTATTTAGATAATTAAAATAAGATAAAAATGATATAAAAATAATACAATTTATTATTATTATCATAGTGTAGTAAAATTGTGTACAATGAATGGATATTTCGGCACTAACAGTATTTATACAAATATAAATTTAAGTAAGAGCGAATTTCTTGAAATATATAAGAGTGAAATAGATGAGCTTTTTAAAATTATAATTACCGATATTAACAAGCGTAATATACGAATAATTTCACAGAATAATATGTATAATGATTTTATTAATTTTGTATACAAATACAGTATAAAAAAACTCCCTATTCTATAGATATTATTCTATAGATATTATTTTTAATATATATTATTTGTAAAAACACTTTATTTTTAACGAATTTGATATTATTTTTATATTATTTATAATATAAAAATGGGATCGTGTGCAAGTGTAGTTAGGAAAAAAAGTATACAATATCAAGAATTTACTGAAAATAAAAATAAAAAGTATCATAATAATAATCAAAACGTAAAAATGTCAGAAGGCAGCTCAAATGTAATATATAATACTAGACCTAGATATCTATAAAATAAAATTATGTTATTTTATAGAATAACATAATTTTAATTTTTGATTAACTAATTATGATTAACTAATTAATGATACGCAAATTTAGAATATATAGGCACAAACTCTTCATCATCACTATTTAAATTATCTTGTATATCACTATCACTATTGAAATTATCATACCTGATATGATAATCATAATTAAAATTACCAAATATCATATTTATAAAATCTCTACGCTTATTGTTGTTATCAATACTTAAAATAGTAAAATACCCATTATTCATGCGCTCTAAAATATTATTATATATTTCAGATATACTATTTAAATGTTTATTTTGAACCAAATTGATGTCATTATTTTCTTGTTCTACAGCAACTGTAGTTTGTAAATTACTATCATCATTTGATTTATTATGACAATTTTTACGGGTAACCTGCAACCAACTACTCATCTAATGAGATTTAATAATTTAAACTATATTATACATATATTATAGTTTAAGTTTTATATCATAAAAAATCTTAATTTGAAATTATATAAATAGAATGGATATCAACACACAACTCAAAAACAGCATAAGTAAATATGTATATTATGATAATTATATACGAGAATATAAGAAAAAAATAGACCCTATAAAAAATAAAAGGAAACAACTTTTAGATGAAATACTCTTTACAATTAAATCAAATAATATACCAGAATTGAATGTTAAATTGCCTGATGGTAATTTAGGATATATTGAAAAAGATATATCAGCCCCTATTAATAATAATTATATTAAGACAATGATTATAAACTATTTTATGGAAAATACTAAAGACCCATCACAAATAACCGCAGCACAAAATACAGCACAACATCTGATTAATTATATTTTAGATAGTAGACCTACCAAAAAATCAGGCACATTAAAAAGACAGTTTAATAAATAGATTCTTTACATACTAAGAAGAATTAATTCTATTTTATCATTTTCAATAATAGTGTTATCTATTGATTTATTTTTAATCGATGTATACACATTACTTCTATGAATTATATCCGATAATGGCGATTTTAATGGCCAACTATATACAACAATACGATATTTTTCATCTGATTCTTTAATTATAGTAACAAAACCAGGAGCATTATCTCTATCATTTGATGATGATGCTATTTGTTTTAGAATATTAAGAAAAATATAAACATTATGCATACCCATTATATTGATACATCCTTTAGTATTATCTAAGCTACTATCATTACATAATTTTATATTTTCATTGTCATATAAACTATTAGGTATTTTAGTTAAAACTCGTTCTTGTTGCATTGTGCTTATTAAAAGAGGGCTATCATTTCTAAATGTAAACCAATCAATATGTTTAGGCATTTTTTTACACAAGTTTGTTCGGTCACTTCCATTTTTATCTCTATACATAAAGTTGCATTCATCATCATACATACATAAATTATTACCTTCTCTACAGTAAGCATTAGTATTTAAACATTCTGTTGATTTTGAGCAACTTTGTAAATTTGGAATGTGAGCTTTTGTTTGCATTTCTAATCCCATATTCCGTATGGATACCGCTTTTACTAAAAATGTATTAAGATTAATGTATTCTGTATCATTAACTGGGGTAATAGTATCATTTTTTTCTTGATACCAAATACCATCAATCCCTTTCGAATATAATATATTATTCATATTTAATAAAAGACTAAAAATAGTATAATAAGGTAGATTATTTTTTTCTACAAAATTGTTATTATTAATTGTATAATTGTAATTATTAAATTTAAGTGCGTCATTATCACCTTTATTATAGACAAATATACCTGATTTTTTTAATTTATCAAATCTTACAACTTGGGTATTTAAATAAGATTTAATTTGTTTTAGTTTATCAGGTTGAACCATTTCATAATAATTATCTTTAATAAATCTAAGATATTCTTGATTGGGAAATTTCACATATAATAATCCATCACTATCTTTTATAAAAGAACCACTTTGTAATGTAAGGCTAAAATCATTATATGTGAATGGTTTTTTATTGGTTGGTTCATAATAAGTATCAGCCATAACTTTATTTTCCGTAATATAATATAATAATTTTTCGTCAATAGATTTACTTTGCGCATCAGACATTGCTTGTAATTTTATATTATTATCAGTTGATTTATCATTAACCCACCTACCTGTTTTTGTCTTAAAATAAATTTTGTTATCATACTGCATTATTGTAATAAATTCTAATGTGAGTTTTATTGTATTATTGCTATCTTTATCTGATTTTATAATAGAATATATGTTATTATCTATTGAATATAGATATGTTAATTTATTATCTTGCTTTATATTTAGTGGAATAGTATCAGAAGGTATATAATAAAAGTTTTCGTAATGTTGTAAAACAGGGGTTTCTAAATTATTTATAAAAGACTTGCGTTTTATCATTGTATTATATAGTTTATTTAATTCACTAATAGTGTTAGATTCATATATTGGATTAAATGTGTTATTTCTAACAAATATCCAATTATATGATTGTGATAATATATATATATTATCATTTAAAAGTAATATTACTAAAGCATCTTGATTAACATCCTCTAGTTTTTGAAGAGTTTTATTAGATATAACTAATTTGCCATTTATAATACTGTATTCATATATTTGTGAATTTATTGTTTTTTTAATTGGAAATATATCATTATTAATGTGAAATGTTGGAATAATATTTATTAATTTTGAACCAGATTTATTAAGAGATGACCTTAATATCGTTAATTCTTTTACATAATATTCTAATTTACCTATTTGTGTGTTATCTGTAATCATTGTCCAAGAATTATTTTTATCTACATACCATGAATTATTTTGTGTATTAAATGCATAAACATTATCCATAAATTTAATAATAAGCGATGCATTACTTTTAAGAGGCGCTTGTTTTGGGTCCATTGTTTTTTTCCGTATTAATTCTGGTTCTTTATTATTATTAGGATAGAGTAAATATGTATATTGACCCAATACAATAGGATTACTATCACCAAGAACATACATATTATTTAATTCAGTTTCTGATATATTTGTTTCGTGACAATTTTTTGACCTAAAATCTTTAGCGATAGTTAATAGTTTAGGTGAGTCAATTGCATTTCTATTTATTTCTGTTATAAATTTATTATTCATATGACATTTTTCTTCGTCAGTAATTGAGTTATTATTTATCATATCATAATATTTACCTAATAATTGTGATTCATTTTTATTATATATATATGCTTCTTCTGTTGACATATGCTCATTTGGTCGATTATGTAGATAAATTTTAAAAAGTATTAATACTACTAATAATAATAATATTATGTCGAATAACATTAGTATATTTTTAGTATATATTTAATTTTAATAATAATAATTTATTTATAGTTATATTTAAATTATTATTAAAATACTCAATAAATTAAATACTGAATAAATTAAGTGTAAATATATTTTTTCTTTTCGAATAATGATATATATTAGTTAAAATGGCTATAAATAATATAGATATTATACCTTTTGGTAATATAATTGGTAAAGATTTTTATGGTATTACAGCATATTCATGCTATACTAAGGACAATAATGAAATTCGATATGAAAAATCATATATATTTAAAAATATATTTAGTGGAATAAAATGGGAATGCGTTGAGTTTATTAGAAGATGGATGATTATTCGATATTCGATTACTTTTCAAGAATTAGATAATGCTTATAGCATATTTGATTTACCATATATTCGATTTACTAATCTAATTACTGGAGAAAATATACCATATATAAAATATAATAATGGTTCTATCGGAAATTTAATTCCAAATATAGGCTCTATCATTATTTGGGATAAATTTGGAGAACATCCTTATGGACATTGTGCTATTGTTTCAAAATTAGATAATAGTTATATATATATAAGCGAGCAAAATTGGCATAATAAAAAATGGCAAAATTATTATTCACGCAAAATACAATATAAAATTGGTTTGGGTAATTCGGTGTATTTAATAGATAATAATGAATTTAATGTTCCTATATTAGGATGGGTCTCTTTAGAAAATTTAGAAAGAAATATATTTTACGGTCAATTTGATACAAAATATATCATATAACGATATTTTCAACTTGCAACAGTATTTTTCAAAATATTTTTTTTATTTATAATAATTAATATATTTTAGTTTATTTATTGAACCTTATATTGTGCGAAATGTTTGATGTTTTAATATTTCTAAATTATATGATTTTAAAGAATTCTAGGATACATCTTAATCAAATATTCAAAGTCTGCTAGTATTTTTTGATAAACATATCAACATTATTATTACGGGCCAATACATAGAGTTCTTTCATGAAGACAAGTATATGTTATAGTTTTTTTCAAAATTTTACGGCCTATGTTTAATTAATTAATGAATAGAAGGTGGGTCTTTTTTGTATGAATGTATATGCTTTAAACCTTACGGTTGAGACTTAATATCATATTTGTTATTAGATCGTTTTCTGCGATTTACGCTATTTTTACGGTTTGAATGTAACATTATTATATATATTATTTTTGTAAGATGATTGTTTACAATAAATATAATAATTTTAAACAATCAATTGAATCAAGTATCCCGAGCTTAAATAATTTCTTTTGATTATATAATCTTTAATCTGTGTTTGTGTATAATTCCAGAAATGCCCCCCCATTCCATTGTGCCAAGCATTAAATTCTCTTAATTTATTACAATAGTTGTTAATTATCTCAATTAAAGCGTATTGTGTAAAATCATACATGTTGTTTTAAATATTATTAAATTACAAAAAGCTAAAACTATTTTGTTTTAATAATAGAATCTACTTTATTTTTTTCAATTTTAATATTAGAAGGATCTTTTGATTTATCTGTTTTAGATGTAGTTATTACCGTGGTATTATTAATAGTAATAGTATCCTTTTTAAAACTATATTTTGACCATTGATGAGGATTATAGGGCTCTAATTTAATTGTACCTTTATTAAGATTTTTCTTATATTTTTCTAGAGATTCACGTTCATATTCATTAAACATATCAATATTAAATATTGTATCCAATGAGCTATACATTTTTTCTTCTGGTTTTATGCCAAAGCAATTTATACCTAATTTTAAATTGTCTGAATTAGCAAAATTACCACCGTTTAATCCTTTTTTCCCACTACATACAGTATTTTCAGTATCTTCACTCAATGGATAATATCCATTATTATCATCGGCCCATCCATAATTACACCAATTTGCTCCTTCATTACTTGCAATTTCAATTTGAGATTTAGTTGCAACATCTCCATTAAAAAGTGCTTTACATACCTTATTTGCATCATTTTTAGTGAATATATTAGATTTAACAAGATATACTTCTTTCTCTGTTTTATTAGTATGTGTATTATTTACATCATTTTTATTTGTTTTTAATTGAATTACATCAATATTTTTCTCTTCATTGGAAATGTCACTTTCTAATTTTTTAAGTTCTTTATTTAATTTTTCTATCTCTTTATCGATATCAGATGTATTCATGGGTATATCATTATTTTCATTTTTAGGTTCAGACTTAATTGTAGGTGAAGGTGAAGGTGAAGGTGCATCTACCGGTTTAACATCTGTAATTTTTTTATTCAAGCTACTATTATTTAGGTCATTTGTAATATTTCTTGTTATTTTATTTAAATCATCTTTAACTTTAATTTCAAAATCTTTACTGTCTTTATTATGACTGATAAGTTTTTTAATTTTATCCCAAGATAAATAAACATTTAAAGCTACCGATACTATAATTAAAAAAACTCCTATATAAACAAGTGTTTTTATTTCCATATATGTTATTATATCATAAAAAATATGATAAATCAATTAAATTACTCAAAAAAACTAAGGTTTATTTGAATAGTTTAGAAGTCTGCAATATTATACCCATATATCTATTATATATAACCCATGTACCCCATATAACCCATGTGCCTGCGAAAATGTGTTAGTATATATTTTAAAAAAAAATGGTTGGTAAAAATGATAGTGTCAAAATGGTGTGCTCAATAAATATTGCAATTAATATGTTAAACAAATCCTTTAGTTTTTAAGTATTTTGTTTTCATTTATGCATTTTATTTGCTTTTGTTTTATTATCATTTTTGTTTGATTTGGTTTTATCATTTTGTATTTGGTTTTATCATTTTGTATTTGGTTTTGGTTTTATTATTTTGTATTTGGTTTTGGTTTTATTATTTTGTATTTGGTTTTGATTTTATCATTTTGTATTTGATTTTATCATTTTGTATTTGATTTTATCATTTTGTATTTGATTTTGGTTTTACCTGCGATGCGTAATGTATAAATTTGGCTGTGTGTAGCAAATCTAGCTACGATAAATTGTGCATTATATCATATAGCTGTATGTAATCTAAGATTTACATATTAAATCTCTTTTCAGACTACTATTGAATATTAATATATTCAAATCTTTATATCCTTTTAAAAGATAATAATTAATTCCGTAATTAAAATGATTATTAATTTATTTAGATAATATATTCATTTTTTTTTAGTATACCATTATATAGAAGAATTTAAATGGCTATTCAAAAAATTATTGTATCTAAAATTATAAGTGATGAATTTATGCTTTTAAAATACGGTGAATACTTTCCTTCATCACATTATACACATGTAATTCGCGATGATACCGATGTGTATAAAGAAAATGGTGATTTATTATTAAAATTTAGAAAAGGGGTAATACCCTATGAATTATGTAAAAAAGCAGTTGAAAGTTATAAAAAAGCATCAATGAAAAAACATGAAAATAGAGGCGCTTCTGCTGGACCACTTGACAGAGATAAAATGCCAAATTATGTTGGTCAATTTGTAAATGAAGGGAAATATAGAACTCATTATATAAGTAGTGTAAGTGGAATACCTAGTAAACAATATGTTAGTAATTTAAGCCCTAGTAATATTATTGGATATTATGACAGACCCGATAGAAACACTAAGAACAAAGGACCTCCTTGCCGACTAACTAGTTTTAATAGAGATTTTCCTGATAAATGGGAATCAGCTTTACCTTTTATACAATATATTGACAAATGTTTTAAGACATATGTTCCAGACCGCTATGCAATTCAATATCAAAGAGCATCAGAAGTGCCGCAATTTCAAATAGATAGCACATCTTTTTCTACAGTTACCATTAATTATAGTTGGAGAACTGCATTACATAAAGATGCGGGGGATTATCATCCTGGATTTGGAAATTTAATTGTATGTGAAGACGAAGAAAATCCACACACCTATAGTGGAGCTTATACGGGGTTTCCACAATATGGTGTATGTGTTGATGTCAGAGAAGGCGATTTTTTAGCAATGGATGTTCATGAATGGCATTGTAATACCGAATTTATTCCTACAAATAAAGAATTATTTCAAGAATATAGTCAAAATAATGAAGAATATAAAAATAATTGGCATTTTAATAGACTATCTGTTGTTTGCTATCTAAGAGAAGGAATGCTAAGATGCAAAGGTTTATAAATATTTTGTTAGTTTATTTTATTAAAATAACAAATTAATTATATAATAATAATTTAAATAATGATTATCTTATTTTCTATACACAGAATATCCCTTAATTCCACCTACACCTAACACCGCAAATGATATCCCTGCAAAGGGTCCAGCTAATACACTAATAGGTATGGATATCATAATAACACCAACGGAATACATTATTGTTTTTTTATTTGCCATATTTTTTTTTATTTTTTCAATTTCATCTAAATCAGTTTGAGTAATAACGACATATTCATGTGCATTATCAATACTATCTTCAATAACATTAATAATACCCTTTTGGTTAACAACTAAATCTTGAACAGTATTAAAAATTTCAACAAGCTCTATCACTTCTTTTTCTATTTTTAAATCTTCTTCGTTATAATCTATATTATTAATTATATGTTGCGTATGATTATCATCTATATTACTCACTATATCTTGACTATGATTATCATTATTATTAAAGTCTATTTTTTGCATATTATATTATATACTATATTTATTTTTTAAGCAATAACATATATCTTTTCATTTTTAGGTATTTCACTTTTATTTATTTTATATTGATTAAATACAGGTTTATTAACTTGTTTTATAGGCATACTATTATTACAATATTTTGCAATATAAATATATAATTGGAAGTCAGCATCATCTCCATTATCCGTCCCAAATTGACTATAAATATTACCACCATTACTCATATTTGTCCAATCAATTAACATCTTATAAAGTTTTGACTTTTTATTTATTATATTAGCATTGTTTAATATTTCATATGCAAGTAGAGCTAAATCAAAGTTAGGATTTGGATTAATTTTATTTTTTTGATTATTTATACTACTTTCAAATCGATACATATCTCTACAATCACCTACACCAGTATACTCTAAATTATTTAATTTTACTCCATTATAATTCATTGTTGCTCTATTCCAATCAATTATTTTAACCATTTTACCAAAAGTAGGCACTTTATAATAATTATTTTTATAATAATAATATATGTATTTTTGTTTTGTTTTTTTAAACATTATATTACCAAGATGTAAGTCATTATGATATAATTCCCAAAAATTATGTACAACTGATAATGCCGCAATAGTTTGAAATAAAATAGATATAATATTATCTTCAAAAAAAATAGTTTGGTCATCAAGACTATTTTCATAATTTACTAGCTCTTCTTCTATAAAATCGCCAAGGTCATAATCCATAACTTCCGTCGCCATTAAACATACAGGAAAATTATGATATTGAACTTTATATTTATCAATATCATGATGACATATTGTATTATATAACTCTGATTTATATACACCGTTATTATCCTCAATAAAATCATCAAATTCTGATTTATTTGTAAATTTATTTGTAAATTTACTAAAAACAGTATTGTAAACTCCATAGAAAAGAGGGAAATGCGGTGATATACCATCCTCTACTAATCTACTACATAAAAAATGACTAAATATGTCAATATAACTTGGATTAGAAAAATTATATAAAAAATTAGAAAGCTCTTGATTATAAAAACTAGGATATCGTGAGCTATACTTTGCGCGTGTAAATTCCATATTATTTAAAAATACATCAGGATGTATAATAGGTAATTCCTTTATAAAAATTTTTCGTTTTAAATATTGCCCATTATGTTTAATCAGACTAAAATATATATTACCATGCTCAAATACCTTTTCTAAATGTTTATATATATGTAGAAGTCGATATTTTGAATTTAATATACTATTACTATGAATATTGGTATTTAGTAAATTTGAATTATAAAAGTAAACATCAACTGTATTAATTTTAAAAAAATTAAATAAATTTTTACAGATATGGTCTAGGTCGGTATGGTCCATAAGACCAAGTGTTATATTGGGACGTGTTAGTTTCATTTCTAAAGAATTATTATTTTGCTTATATATTGGTTTTTTTGTTATAGTTAAAAAGGAGCCATTTATATTCTGACCAACAACCCGCATACTTATATGTATTTAATTAGAACATTTTTTTTAAATATAAACTAATGTTTTAATTATTATAATTTAACATAATAAAAATATTAGAGCCTTTTAACTAAAATTTTAGTTTTACTCTTTGATTTATTAATAGATAATATGTCATCATTATTTTCATCATGTGTTTCCTCTGCAAAATTGTCTTTATGATATTTCCAATATTCTTCCGCCCCAATTTTAAAATCATCGTGGATTTCGGCTTTATAATAAAATACTTGGTCTTCAAGTTTATTTGATTTACTATTTGTATTTATAACTAAACATTCATAATTTTCAGTGCATTGGTCCATAACTTGACAAAATACATCAAAATTACCAAATACACCAGCAAAATTTTCAAATATTTTACGACGATTTTGAACATATGGCTCTCTTAAAATAAATACATAATCAATATTTGTGCGTAATAACGGCGGTATTCCTAACACATACTGCATAGTAATAATAAAAAGTAAGTCTTTGTGTCGCCCATTCATAAAAAAAGCTTTAATATTTATATCCTTAGTCCAACTATTATCATAGAGACAATCATCTAAAAGGCAAAATGCTCGTGCATCAATTAACGCTGGCACGCGCTCCTTATTCCATCTAACTAAATATTTACCATTATTCTCTTCCTTCACTTCTTTGATTTTATCTTTATTTAGATTGTATTCATTCGCATTTAAAAAACATTCTTTGCGTTCTATTTCATATTCAACATCACAATTTCGATTACCTATCTTACATCGATCTTTCCAATCAAAATCATATGGTATTCTATCTTTAACCTCTTTTTTTTGTGCTTCAATTACTTTGTTCTGTCGTTTATGAACATTCGCTACTAATTCTGGCGAAAATTCATAATGTATAAATAGACTGGGGGAAAATTTACCATAGTATCCACTTGCACTTTCTGTGCCAGAAATAATTGTACCAATAGGCATATCTCTTTTATGATATAGACAATCTTTTACCAAAAATGATTTTCCAGTATTTCTTCTACCAATAAATACTAAAACGCTATCATCTTTTATTGATGACATATCGAACTTTTTCATCTGTAAATTCATTATCCAATATATATATATTATTAAAGTATGATTTTTATAATAATAAATAGACGTTTAAATCCTATAATATTTTAAGCTTTTACTACGATTATTTTGATATAATATATTTTATAATTTATGTTATATCAATTTATATCAATTTATTATATCAATATAATATTTATTTAATTGCTTACAAAAGTCTCTCGACATCTGATATGCCCCCGAATATCTATAAATATAACTTATTATTTTACGAATGTATTCTTTATTTATGGGTTGATTATCTAATATATTTAATTCATTATTAAAAGTAATATTTCTAAATTTTATCATAATGGACACAAGAGCAGCTAATGATACGCTAAAATTATTGCAAATAAATTCGATATGCGTAATATTATACATGTATACAGTTTTAATGAGTCTATTTGTTTTATGAATAATATCAATAAGACTATTTTTTTTCTTTAAATCATAAATATCTATATTTTTATTAAATGTAGCTATAGAAGTTATAACTCTTATTGAAACCATATTTGGATGTCTTTGGTCCGAAACAGATTGCTCTATAAATATAACTTTACCTTCTAATAATGTTAACATATTTGTATCACTAGTTTTATTTTCATGCAATACTATAGATTTAATAGTATTAATAAGAATATTTTCATCAATACAATCTATATATAATTTCGGATTTTTCCAAAATAAATCAGCGGTAAGCCCCATTGACCACATCTCTTCATCATCGCCAGCACCTAAAATATAATTAAATTGACGGTCTATTTGATTTTCAATAAACACACTGTCATTATTTCCAACAGATAAACATATCAATGGAATGCTGTTATTATCTAATATATTGGTGTACAGCTCTTCATTAAATATATCAAGAGATGAAACAAACATTGGAGATAATCGCTTATAACCAGATGATACAACCCATTCAATAATATTAGATTTGGTTGTATCATCTAAAATATTTTCTAATTCATTAACCCATCTATCGCTATTTTTTTCTAAACATGCTATTAAATTGATTCGTTCTGTAGCCGGTATAAATCTAGATAGTTGAATGCTAATTTTATTTACATTTTCAACTTTAAATAATTTATCTATATACATATTTATAATAAATATCCATATAGGTAATGTTTTTGATAGTGCGTCTGGATATATTTTACGACGATTTGTAGTCGAATCAACAACTATAACCGCACGATTTGTAAATGCATATTTCAATAAATCAATGTTTAATCGTCTTGTATTAAAATCCCATTGATTATTGTGTCCATCAGTCGATTTAAAATAACAAGTTTTCACATTCGGGTCCTTGCAATACCATTTACCACATCTTAAATTTGCAACTAATCTTGCATCAGGTAACATCTTGCATAAATTATCAACTATATCACTGTCATAATATATAGATTTCAATCTATTTAAATTGGTTTTTTGCATAGAATCCAATTGGATATATATATATTCTAACTTTTTATAGTAATTAATATATTACTTCAAATTTATTTAATCTTAAAAAAAATCTGTCTTTTTTAAAATTAGATTTAACACCCCACGGGAGGCTCGAACTCCCGGCCTCGAGATTAGAAGTCTCGCGCTCTATCCAACTGAGCTAGTAGGGCCATAATAATAAATATCGATCCATCAGGGAATTGAACCCCGGTCTGCAGCGTGACAGGCTACCGTGCTAACCACTACACCAATGAACCTATGAAACCAATAGTTACCGTATATATAATAATGTATATTATCTTTATATCATTTTAATTATTCTATTTATAATTTACTATATACTAAATAATTCATGCTATTTAAAAATGCAAACCTATTTAAAAAAAAATTTTATCTATATTAATATTGTAATTATTTGAGATAGCGTTTACTTTGTTTGCGCTTACTTTGTTTGCGCCTGCTTTTAAACCCACCATGACGCATTCTCATATCTTCAATATATGCGGCAGTTATATCCGCTTGCATTTGTTCTGGTGTTTGTTGGTCTAATTTTCGTTGTATTTGCACTATATGTTCATCAGATGCAAGTGGTAAAGCATCTGTTATTTCGTTTGTTCGTTTGTGTCTATAATACATTATAGGTTTACCATTTGGTCCTTTTTTATCACTTGAAAAACTTTCCCAATCTAATGATTGCCATTCAGTTTTTGGATAATAAACGAGCATGCTATTTTTTTCGTCCCAAGTGCCTCTGGGGCGGTCATCTTGCCTGCATTTTCTACCCGAACCGCATATTCCAACATAATATGGGTTTTGAAATTTATCATGGTGTTGGGTCCATCCATGCGGCAATGCATCTTTATCTGGCGGACAAGGAGGACGCGTTGCTTGAACGAGGTTTCGGGTTTCATTAATATACATAGTTTTTCCATCTATAGTGACTTCCTCCCATCCAGATGGAAGCGGTCCCAAACATGGTGTCTTTCTAAATCTTTTAAAGAAATCCATTAAATTATTATATATTATATAAATATTTATATTATATATATATATATATATATAGCACAATTCAATTAGAATAAGTATTAAAAAAATTGAATTGCTTTTAGTTCGGATTCGATTATAATACAAGACGATGACAATGAAACCCGAAAATAGTGAAACCAAATACATATACGGATATGACGATGAAGGAGTAAGATGCAGACATAGTGAGGAAGACGGGTGGGAGCCAGTTGAAGAATACTGCCTAAACTGCGGAAAAGGAGCTGGAGATTGCGACTGCGGCCAATACCAATGCGGGCGCTGGTTTTGTGAAGACATAGGCGAATGGCAAAATGCCGACCCAGAGACAGATGAAGACCAATAAGGCACTTAGAATAGTAGGGGTCTATTTCATTTTTAGTCGTCTAGATAATTTTCGGATACCATATTTTTTTTACTCATTCTTCTAACTTTACCTATGGATTGTGAGGTATGGCTAAATCCACCCGTTCTCATGGAAGCTCCACTTTGAAGATGTGTCAGTATTTGAACTATAGCAACACCTTTATTATTAAAAAGTGGAGGTATATTTTTTGAATATGTACATATTAAGTGATCTTCTGCAAATGATGGTAATAACTGTTTTATCAATTCTACAAAATACTCCTTATACGGATTTGTATCTAATGTTTCCGTTTTTTTATTAAGAATTTGGACATTTGCTAAATTATTAGAAGTTACAATATAGACACGGTCAGGACCAATTTCTGCAAACATCCGTTTCAACAATGTTAAACGCCCATTCGGAGGTTCCTCACCAATATAATCAGAAAAAATATATTTAGCATAATCTGGAATTAGTTGTGAAATGTGTCCTTTTACTTTTCGATCACCAAATGCAAATGATACACCTTCAATTTGGGATAACAACATATCAAAGTCAAAAAAATATACACGCACTTTTGGATTACTAGAATTAGTTTCAAAATCAATTATTTGCTGAATCATAGGTATTGTTATGCCATTTCCTATTGCAGATTCAGTAATTACACTTAAATAATCTCTGAATGAACCTTTAGCTGCTAATGCTTTTTTAATAGAATATCTTTTAGGATTTGGTATTTTAATTTTACTACCACTTTCATCATATAATTCAACTTCTCCAGGTGGACAATGAATTGCGATTAGCGGTATTCCTGTCGCAGTTACAGCATCATTGACAGCTGCAATAAACTCAGGTTTGTCGTCAAAAAATAAATGTGTTCTGGAATCTATACTTGAAATATCAATACCTGATACAGATGCGGCTGACGCCATTTATTGTATATATATATATATATATAATAAATTAATTCTAGAATGCCCAAAAATTGGGCTGGACAGGTGTCATCAAAATTTGGTAATAGTTAAATAGTAAATATAATATAGTAGTTTATCCTTAATTAAAAAAAATTGATAAAATAAATATTAATTAATACTATAATATTAGTCTAAAGTTTAGTTACATAAAAAAATGAGTGCAGATATGCAAATTGAAAGTAGTGGTAGTGATATTACGAATTGTCCAATGGAAAATTCGGATGTAGCGATTAAAGAGGTTCATACATCAAATGTAGTGATAGCCATAGATACAAGTGGCTCAATGGAAAGATATCTAAAAAAAGGGATAGAAACTTTTAATAGTGAAATCCTTGCATCACAGCAAAAAATTTATGCAGATGCCGTGGATATTAAAGGAGTTGCAACACCAGATGAGCTCTGTCTTATGACATTGATATTTTTCTCAGGTAGTCACGATATACATGTTGTTTTTCAAGATGTGCCAGTGCAAAATGTTAAGCCAATTGACTCACTTTTATATTCCGCTCATGGAATGACCGCTTTGCGTGATACCATTGTGCTTTGCGACCAACTTAAACTAAAGTATCCTGAACGCAAAACTATGCGATTCTTTATTACCGATGGTGAAGATACCGATTCCAAAGCAAGGCATCACCAAGTTAACGAAATATTTGCAAAATACGAAAAGAGTAAAATTGAAAATCCAGATTGTGCACATAGTGCCACCTTTATTGGTTCAAACCAAGATGCTATTTCAAAAGGAGCATCGATGGGACTTCATGCATCATCTGCACTTACATACGATGACGATAATATCGGCGATGCGATGACTTCTGTTGGAAGAATGCTTTCGCGCGTAGCCACAGGTATCGACCAATCACCTATGGTATCTGAGCAAGATAGACAAGAATCTTGTCCTATGTCATATCATAGCACCCCAAATGACTACGATATAATTCAAACTGATGACCTACAATAAATTATGGAATTTTTCTTAAAATCTATTATATCATAAAGTTATTATAATAAAAAATATATATTATTTATAGTGACCACTTTTTCTATTATAACTGTTTTTTTATTATAATACCTTTATATTATAACTAAATTAATTATCCAATCCGGGTAATGTGACCTTCCGAGCACCTTAATAGTTTATCGGTAATAGCCTTATCTAAGTCACTATCCTTATCTGCGAATTCTTCTAAATTTTTAACTGATATTATAATACCCTTTGCACCAGAAACTTTTTCGGCAAGTCGTAAAACACTATATATATTTTTGGCAACATCAACTATAGATGCCCCTAAATCATAATAAATAAGGCATTTATCATTGAATTCATTTAGAGAGCCATTGGCGCCAATTATGACATAATTATATAAATCCATAGGGTCAATTGTATGGTCTGCATCCGAATTCTCAATATATGCTGGTATAGTAGGTGCGTAATGTCTGAATAATTGACCTGGACAATCCATAGCTGTTTCATCATTGCCCAAACGAACATAATATTCTAAATCAAACGTCATATTATGTGCCTCTAAAATTCGTTTAATTCTATTTCCACCAACTAATCCGGTGCGGAGAACTGTAACCTTTAAGGAACCAAATACATTTTCTTCTAATTTTATTACAGATGATTCAATGCCGCACCGTGAAAATCTATTTTCTGAATCATCTAAAATGCCTAAATTACGATTATGAAAATCGTTAGCTACATGTTGAGCTGTATATGGTGAGCAATGTCCAGATATATTGGCGCTTGGTGCAGCAATTAGACATGAGCACTCGTTTATTAGTGCAAGAGCTACGCTATCATTGGGCATCCTTACACCAACAAAGCTTTTACCTGCAGTAACTTCCTTGGGCACTATATCTGATGCTCGTAATACTAGTGTTAATGGTCCAGGCCAGCACTCTTTTGCAATAAGCAGCATAGCATCTAATTCTAATTGTGTCAGATTTGTTATTTTTGAAAGTTGAGACATTTGTGAAAAGTGTAAAATGATTGGATTATTATTGGGTCGTCCCTTCCATTCAAATATTCTATTAACCGCATCTGGATTTAATCCATCGGCACCTAATCCATAAACAGTTTCTGTTGGAAATGCGACCAAGCCGCCTGACATGATTTGCCTTTTACATTGGCGTAATGCTCTTTTATTAGGAGTGTATATAGTAGGATATTGTTGCATTTTGGAATATAATATAATAATTATAGTTGCTATATTTATTATCAATTTTTTTATATCTTATTAAAAAAAAAAACTACAATAGATATTACTAATAATATCTATAACTTCTTAGGAAAGTTTGTCATTTTACCGCGTTGAAGTTGACCACAAGGTGATATAGTATTATCTTTTGATTCATAGCATAGATTATT